TTTACGTTTACAGCTAGTTTTTTACATTTAAGCTATGCAATAGCACGCTTTAAAAATGTACGCTTAAACAAGCTTAAACAGCGTACAAATTATGTTAATATAAAATGCAGTATAGTACAGCACAATGTTATTTAACAAACTGCATTATTGCATTATGCAAAATACGCGCAAAGCAGCACACAAATACAAATACACTATTTAATCCACTGTCAGTTTTTCTAATCTATCTAAAATTCTAATCTATCTGTAATTTTTTTTATTTTTAGTTTGCCAACAATCTTTCCTAAATTCAAAATACCAAACCAAATAAAAAATTTATCATCAAAACTATTTTAACGTCAAGCATATAATACCTATAAATTTTACATTTTTACCTTTAATAGTTATGCAATACCGCAACATTGCACTATTTCCATACGTTTAACAAGTATAAGCATTGCACAATTATGCAACAGCTAAAAATATTATTGTTAAATTAAAAAATTATACAGTATGCAAACTTTAACAACAGCACAAACAACAGTAACAAGCTATAATAAATTAGCTTATATTAATATGTTGATAAGCAAAAGTATTATGGAACAAAAAATTTGCATTGCAAACATTACAAACGCATACGCAAAAATAAATAAAGGTAATGTAATTGCAAACAGTAATATAATGGATAAAGTTTGCAGTACTGGGCAATGGGAAAATAAATGTGTTAAATGTATTGCAAACAGCACATGTTACAGCACAAATAATAAAAATAGGTTAATTAGTTTAGGTATTAGTAACAAACTTTAAAAACAAACAAAATGAAAACTAAAAAGGACATCGAAGACGTATTAAACATGACTTATTTAGCTGAGGACATGTTAAAAAGACATTTAGGCAATGTGCAAATGTACGTTGACATAAATGCAGGAATTGACTGTGACAAAAGAGCACTTGTATTAGAAAGTGCAATTGTTGATATTGACAAACAAACTGCTGAAGCTAAGGAAAGAGAAAGTTTTACAATTAGTTTAGAACCAATGGGAATTGATGAAGACTATGTAATGACATGCAGTATTTGGTTGTGTAAATGCAACAACGAAAACAAAACAAAACAAAAAGAATTACTAAAAGAGTTGCTAGAAGAGTTTCCAAGATTGAATGTATTTATGGACGATGAAAGTTGTAATTGGAATCCAGAAGGAGATATGGTTGGAGATGACGAATACGGCTATAAATTTGGAACTTTAAAACATGTTTTTAACGCTTAAAACTTACAAACAATGAAAACTGAATTAGAATTACAAAAAGAGAAATTGCTTCTGATTATACAAATTGCAATACGCGAAGATGAATCTATTCTGTACACAAATTGACAATGTCGCTCAGAAAAGAATTTATCTATGCTGTCAAAGGTATTTTTATGTGAAGGTAAAAATAAAGCTGATACCATTTGCATATTAAATTTCGTCAGCTTACATTTGTACATTACTTTAACACACATACACGAATATCAATATATCATGAAAAACGAACCAGAAAAGGAAATGACATTAGATGAGCAGACAACTGCAATAATTAGATTATTACATGCTGCTGAAGAGAAAAGAGAATTGCTAGATGAATCTAAAAGAATTACAAAAGGTTTGTCTGAAAAGGTTATTGCAAAAAGTAAAAACGAAAATTAACTCTAGAACGGTTCTACTTAGTGCAGGTTCGATTCTTGCATCTAGAACAATGGAAATGTTTCCATTATAAAAACTTACTAAAATGTCAAAAAGTAAAAGAACTCAGAAAAAAGTAGCTGCAATGGCTGCTAATGTTAGTGAAGAACAAAGAGAAATCGAAGCTGCTGTTGAACAAGAAATTGCTGCTGCTCCTGTGAAAAGAACAATTGTGCTTCCAGAAGGTGTTACAGGTGCTCAACGCAGAGTTGTACTTCCACAGACTTCAGAGAAAGCTGCTAAATTGATTCCAGCTTTACAAACAAAAGTGGATGAGGCTAAAGAAGCTGCCAAGAAGGACATTAAAGAGGCAAGCGGTATAGTTGCAAAGGCTAAAGCTGCAAAGGCTGAGAAAACTGGTAAAGTTGCAAAGACAGCAACGACAAAATCTGTAAAGGGTGTAGGCAAATACGAAAACAACATCACAAGTATGGAAAAACTTGGAGACTGGTGTTTGACACAGAAGTTTACTCCAGAAGAAGTTGAAAAAGTGTTTGTTGCAGGTTATGCTTTGAAGGGTGTTACAGACATGAATTTTATTAAACCACGTATTGCAATTTACATGAACATTGCACGGAAACGCAATTTAAAACTGAACCCTGCTGCTGAGGTTGCAGAAGCAAAGAAAGAAGAAGTTGCTGCTCCTGAAAAGACTGTAAGGAAAGTGATTGTTGCTAAGAAGTAATTGATCCTGTTGATTGATATAAGCCTCGTACTGGAAACGGTACGGGGTTTTGTCGGTATAAAAATGAACATAAAAAAAACTTACAAATTATGAAAACCTCTATTGCTGACAAAATTGCAAAGAAAATTTGCATTTACAACCTACAAGAAGGTACTCAAAAAGAAATTGATCAGGTTAAGAAAGAGTTCTTAAGAAATATTGAATTAATGAAACACTATTGTAAATCAATGAACATAAAACTTACAGAATTATGAAAAAGAACAAAGATCAACTCACAATTGACATGCCTAAACGATCTTTATTATCTGATGAGGAACGTGCGGCAGTGATTAATGTACTGAACCGAGAAGTAGAAAAAATTACATCAATGAATCAATTTTACGATCATTTGCACCCGTCGTTTCTAGAAAGAAAAGAAATCTATCTGAAAATTCTATCTAAATTAAATTGATATGAAAATTCCTACAAATCACCTGACTCCATCAAGACTTAGATGTCTTTTGTTTTTATTTGTTGTTTTATTTTGGACAATGATTTATATTACGATATCATGAAAAAACAAACATTTTATGGAACGGATGTTTCTTTAGAAATTAGTTTGTTAGAATACGGACTGATTGTAAGCAACGAAGAACACGAAGACGGTTCTGGCACACACTTTTGTATTTATAGACAAAATGATTTATTTGGATGCGGTCATATGAGTGAAGAAGTTGTTAATGGATTTATAGAAGGAAGAGAATTTCCTGACGCTAAAGACATTGTTAGTTTTCTAAACTGGTGTGGAACAACTGCTTCTATATGGCTAGAATGTAATATGGCTATAAAACTGCAAGACTTACTCAACTATTGGGGTTCCGAAAACATATTCGGAACTGACTACTCTCCAATGACGGAAGAAGAAGTTAAAGAACGTTGGTTAAACAATAATTAATCATGAAAGGAAAATATTTTATTGTGGAATTTATAACAGGAAAGCCTCGTATTATGAGATTGCCTGGTGAAGGAATTACTTGGTTCGAAACTAAAGAAGATGCAAAATTAACAGGATGTGATCTCTGCGGTACTCTGAACGAGGATTATATAATCTGTCAAAAACCTTAAACTATTATGGCAAACATCGACCCTATAAGAAAACAAATCGAATTGATTCTTGAACAATCGTTCGGAACACAATACGTAGAAAAATGTGCAACAAAAGAATACCCCGAAAGGTATAAGGTTATACTGACTCCTCTTTTAGAAGATCTAAACAGAACACAAATGAGAATGATTAAAGACCTACCTCACGTACTGAATATAAGATCTCTTCCAAATAAAACTGATACGACCATTTACTTTGATTGTAACCCTAAATTGATACAAATATGAAATCATTTATTGTAATAATTGAGTCTGAAGGAAGAATGGGATATTGCAGAGACGATTCTTTCTTAATGACAGACAAAGAAGGAAATACAAGAATATTTTCTTCAGAAGAATCTGCATATAATGAAGCAGAAAAAAGATATCCTGAACGAGGCTTGCCTTTAGAACTGAAATTAGATCCTACAAAATATCAGAAAATTAGAAAATCTAAATCATGAACAGAAAAACAAATGTAGAACGACCTGAACACTTTACCCAGGTATGTGTCTGGGAAAACTGTGAAATAGGCAAAGGTAGTATTCAAGACTTTGAAGATCAGATTGCTCAAACATTCAAAGATGTCAGAGTCAAATTCTTAGAAGAAATTATTACTCTACCTGGACACAACGGTAAAGGAGGAAGAACAGATTTATTCTTTTGTGTACATGAAGACGATATCGGAAAATTTGCAGTTCCCCGCTTAATGGCAGGAATACGCTGGATAGAGGATGTTATTGACAATGCAGACAGACGATACGGGTGTTTAATTCATCCAGAACGAATACGAGAATATAGAACCTGGTAGTTTTCCTGTAAGTTTTCTGTTAGGTACGGCCTCCTACTGCTATTTACTGCGGTAGGGGGTTTTCCTGTCGAGAAACGAATATAAATTTAAAACTTACAAAAAAATGGAAACAACGAAAAAATTTAAATCAACAGGCTTAGTTTACGGTAGGTATTGGGGTGGAGGGGAAGGGAGTTACCCGGCAAGAAAGATATCTGCCGACACTAAAGAAGACCTAATTAAACAAGCAATTGAAGGATTAAATGGTTCTTTAGATTCTGGAATGGGTTATGAATGTCTGTTAGGTGCTTCGCTTAATATTACAGAAATTACAACTGTAGAAATTGAAGGGAAATTATTTACTAATGAAGAAACAGAAATGGAATTTATTGGTGATCTTACAGAGGAGCAACAAGAATTTCTAATTGATAATAACTTCTAATATGAAAGCAGAATCTAAATTAGCACTAAAATACATCGGAATATTTATTCTGGCTGTATTTGTACTCTTCTTTATTATGGCAGGGGAATCTATTATTGATTTTTTAATTAGATTTTACTTTGGTTAAAAACCATTAACTGAAAACCTGTTGTTAAATATCTTGCATAGTAATTTTATTCTATGCTTATTTACAGCACTACAAAAACTTACAAAAAATGAAAATCTCAGAAATTAAAAACAAACTAGACAAAGGCAAAACCCTGTTGTCTGAGTATTCGATGTTGGATGCAATGGTTAAAAGTATGTTAAGGACAAAAAAAGAACATCCTGAAGAATTAAACTTTGAAGAATGGTACTTTCAAAATGTCACAAGCCGTATGATATTTATCAAAAATGAACTGAATAAGTTATTCAGATAAATATAAAAGTATTCCTAATCATGGAAAAAGAAACACATCAATACATTATTAGTGAGTCATTTGCAAGTAAAATGAAAATACCTGCAATGTTCACTGCCGTGATTTTGCGGGAATCTCGTCTTGCTGTTTATATCTACGGTCACGGATTGATGTTACATTCAGATGTTCAAATAGATTCGTGGATGCCTAAAGCTGTTATCAAACAAACATTAATGACATCAGAACAAATTGTAGTTCCTGAATCTCATAAAATGTTACAGCAAAGTACAGATGCTTTAGATGCTTTTAAATCAGCAATGAATACCAACGAAAATCAAACAAATACTTTAAATACAACTGTTAGTATGCCTCAAAAAGTTAAGGCTGAAAAAACAGTGATTCTTGCTGAAACAAAAGACAGTACTCCTGTATGCTTGATTAAGTTTCCATATAACATGGAGGACTTAGATAGGATTCGTAGTCTAAAAGACAGAAAATTTAATCCTGATGGCAAATGGTGGACTTCACCTGTTACAGTAGATAATCTACAACATCTGTCAGATTGGGGGTTTATCCTAGACAACGAACTCAAATCTATCTTAAACAGATCAAAAGTAACGGTTGAACAATTATCTGTTTTACCAGAAGAGTTAAATATTCCTGGATTAAAAATGGAATTATTTCCATTCCAGAAAATAGGTGTTCGTTTTATTGAAGCAAAAGGAGGAAGAGCTTTAATTGCAGATGAGATGGGACTCGGAAAAACGATTCAGGCATTAGCCTATTTACAATTACACCCAGAACTTCGTCCTGCTGTTATTGTGGTTCCAGCATCATTAAAACTAAATTGGTTGAAAGAAGCAAATATGTGGATGCCTAATCCGAATGCAGATGTTGTGTCTTCAACCACACCTTATGTTGTTGACGGAGATATTGTTATTATTAATTATGATGTACTTTCCTATTGGGTTCCGACTTTAATCTCTTGGAAACCTCAAGTGCTTATAATGGATGAAATACACTCTATCAAGAACAATGCTGCAAAAAGAACAAAAGCTGTCAAATCACTTGCAAAAACTATATCACACATTATCGGACTATCTGGCACACCTATTATCAACCGTCCAGTAGAAGCTTACAATGCAATATCACTGATAGATCCTACTATATTTGGTTCTTATTGGAGTTATGTTCACAGATATTGTGGAGCAAAGAGAGGACGTTTCGGTATGGAAGTCAATGGTGCAACAAATCTACCAGAATTACATCAAAAGCTGACAGATAGTATTATGCTTAGACGTCTAAAGAAAGATGTTCTAAAAGATCTGCCAGACAAGATGTACTCATATGTTCCAATCGAATTAGACAATCGTCAAGAATATCTATCTGCCCAACGAGATTTCATTCAATTTGTTTTATCTACAAAAGGACAGGCTGCTGCGGTAAAAGCATCAAATGCCCGAGTACTTGCAGAAATAGAAGGTCTCAAACAATTGTCTGTAAAAGGGAAAATGGCAGAAGTGCTTACATGGATTGAAGACTTTTTAGAAGCAGATGGTAAATTGGTTGTGTTTGCCGTTCATAAATTTGTGATAGAAGCATTAACAGAACGATTTAGAACCATTTGTGTTAAGATTGACGGTAGTGTATCGCAGCAAGACAGACAATTAGCTGTTGATAGATTTCAAGAAGACAAGAACATTAGATTGTTTATAGGTAATATACAAGCGGCTGGAGTTGGTTTGACTCTAACGGCAGCGAGTTCTGTTGCATTTATTGAATTGCCTTGGACACCGGGTCAACTGGCTCAAGCTGCGGACAGAGTACATAGAATAGGTCAAAAAAATGCCGTGACAGTTTATTACCTATTAGGCACAAATACAATTGAAGAAAAGATTGCCAAATTACTTGACAGCAAACAGATTGTTCTAGATGCTGTCTTAGATGGACAAGAAACAGCACCTAGCTCATTGCTTAGTGCTTTAATTAGTGAATATACAGAAACTTAAAAACTTGCAAATCATGGAAAAAGAAAAAGAATTGTACCCAGTAAGAAAAGAAATCATTAATCATGTCCACAGTATTAATGGTCCTTTGAGTATTGAATATTTGAACACACAACCACACAACATCTTGTTGGCAAATTGTCATCCTTCAGAACGTAAGGATTATATTTACAGATTAGGGAAGGAAATAGATCCTATCCTTTTAAAAACAGAAACAGATGACTAAAGCAAATGATAGACTCTTTGAAGCATTAATGATTCGTAAGGCTGCTGAAAAAGATAAAATCAGAAAGGCAAAACTGATCATTAAACACAAAGAAAAGAAGCACATGGTGAGGCCTCGTGTTGCTTTGACAAAAGGTGTAGCTCACGGAGAGAAAATAATCATTGATCTTAGCGGACCTGATAGTGATGCATTCTACCTTCTTAAATTTGCTAAGAAGTATGCTCTGCAATTCCAGTTAAATTGGAATGCTATTCATGATGAAATGACATCAGGAGATTATGATAACCTTGTAAAGGTATTTGAAAAACATTTCGGGGAATTTGTTACACTTATAAAATTCAAATAATCATGGACGATCTTAAAACTGTTATGATGAGACGAGACGGATTAACTTCCGAGGAAGTCGATAAAATGATTGAAATAGCCAGAGAACGAATTCTTAATGATGGGGATAATCTTGAAGATGTTCTCATGGAGGAATTTGGACTAGAACCTGATTACATTTTTGACATACTTTAAAGATGGAAAAAAGACAATTATCCATTTCAGACATAGGATTGATTCGAAAGATTGCCTGGGGATTTTGCAAGACTTCAAGATTAGATTTTAATGATCTATTTCAAGAAGCTTGTCTTGCATACCTCAAATCGTTAGAATCATATAATCCTGAAAAAGGAGCATTGAGTACCTATATGTGGAGATGTATCTCTAATCATTTGACAAATTATCTCAAATTAGAACAGAAACAACCTTTTGGAACTCCAATTGAGGAATTTACAGAAGAGTTGACATCTTCCTCTTCTAATTATTTTGAAAAGCTTCCAGAGGATGCTCTTGCAATTGCTAAAGTGGTAATTCGTACACCTAAGATTTTTGCAACTCGTACTCATAACGATGTTGTTTCTTTATTGAAAAATGTCATGGAACAACAAGGATGGCCTAGGTCTAAGACCGTTGCTGCTATTAATGTTCTACATGCAATTTACTCTTAAAACAAAATCGCTTGAATTCAGTACTGTATTTTACAGGCATAGCTTTGTATTACTTTTGCAAAATAACGCTGAATTCAAGCTAATTTTACGCTAAATTTTTAGACAAACTTAAAACAATAACAATGAAAAAGCATAAGCCTAAAATGCCAATAAAGATTCCTAATCAAGAGTTTTATAATCAACAGTCTGGATGGAGAGCTAATGATACTACTGCTCAAAGAAAAGAAGAAGACAAAGAACACCATAATCAGAAAATGTTATCATTAAAACCAAATTTAAAACCAAAAAAGTAAAATGGAAACACCAAATGTGAATTTATTAGAAGATGCAAGATTTGTATCATTTTGCCGTACCGTAATTGCAGAAATTGTAGAAAGTAGAAGAGGAAAAAAGAATCTTCTTCGCACTCCTCTTGAAACTTTAAATGACGAAGGAAAACTAACTCCTGATTGGCTAAGAAATGAATACAGATTGCTCTCATTGAAGCAGTCTACAGAACCAAAGTCGGTTCGAGATTATATCAAAGCTGTTGTTGAAACTGCAATGTACAATTTGGCAAAGTTTGATCAGCAACAGGCAGATAAACTTGCAAATCAAGCAAAGGCTGACGGAAATAACAAACTAACACGTAAACCTCGTCAAAAGAAAATATCATGAAAAAATCATTATTTGTATTGTTAATCTGTTTATTCAGTTTAACTGGATGTCAAGGCTTGAAGTATCAGGTAAGAGAAACTACAATTTCCATTCAAAGGAAAATAGTACATCACCAACGATCTGTTGCACAACATAAAAGAGAACGTGCTATGGAAAAACAAAAAAGAAATGAGCTTAGACATTGAGCAACTTTATCGTGATCGTAATGTAGATTACCGTACTGAAGGGCATAAACACACAAGGCCTGGATGGGTGAATACAGAATGCCCTTGGTGCACAACAGACAATCCAGGATATCATTTAGGCTTTAACATTGACGGTAATTTCTACGTGTGCTGGAAATGCGGTTGGCACCCGATCGGACCTACAATTGCCAGATTGTTACATTTGCCTGAATCTGAAGTAAGAGGTATCATAAAGCAATATGGCATCTTAATCCCATCGCTCAAAAAAGAATCTATCAAGGTAGGAAGAAAACCAATGCACCTTCCTTCGGAAACAGGCCCTTTAGGAATGAACCACAAAAAATATCTAATTAAACGAGGATTTGATCCTGAACAATTAGAGCATGACTGGGGTATTGTAGGAACTGGACCGTACAGTAAACTTGACAATATGGATTATAAACACAGAATTGTCATTCCTTTTATTTGGGATACGGTACAAGTTTCTTTCGATAGCCGAGACATTACAGGAAAGCATCCTTACAAGTACATGGCTTGCCCTGCTGAGCGAGAAAGGATCTCTCACAAAGACATTTTATATGGCAGACAATCAGAATGGATTGATACAGGTATTTGTGTGGAAGGTCCTACAGACGTTTGGCGATTTGGTGTTCATGCCTTTGCAACATCTGGTATCAAATATACACCAAAGCAGGTTCGAGTCATTGCTAAGAACTTTAAGAAAGTCTGGGTCGTGTTTGATAGTAATGAAAGCCAGGCTTTAATACAAGCAAAACAACTGGTTGCAGATTTGAAATTTAGAGGGGTTAAAGCTGCTGCTTCATTTGTTTCTTATGGGGATCCTGGAAATTGTCCACAGGATTATGCTGACGGATTTGTCAGAGGTTTATTAACATCTAATTGGTTGTAATTATGAAAAAGTACATAGGCAAGAAAATTCTTATTGTAGGAAAATCTCATCCTCATTTCGGAGAAAAAGCTTTCGGCATTGAAACTGTAATGTATAATGAAAATGAAGAAGCTTTGATCTGTAAAAATCACCTAAACAAGACTTTTTATGTCTTTGATGAAGATGACTTAACCGATATCTTTGGGGAAAACAAGTTACATAATATCTAAAACCTATTCAAAATGATAAATCTATCAATTATCTGGTGGTTAAAAGTCAGTGTCGTATTAGTACTTGCTGGAGTTGCACTTCTAACTATTTTCGTAATTTTCATTATTATTCTTTGTATTTTATTTCCGCCTAAAACCTGGGACGGTTCTGATCCTATTGTAAATCCTTATGATATAGAAGAGGAAGAAGATGAATCAGAGTACTGGAGTAATTTACAATGAAAAATAATTAATTGTGATTATGTTGTTAAACATTTAATCAGGCATTGCAAATCTAATTTATATTTTATTACTTTGTACTCAATGTTGTTTTAAATAGCCATCACAATGAAAACTGAATTAAACATTCTGATTTTAAAATATTGCCTCAATTGGCATAAATTATACTCCTTAGGTTTTCGTGATGGCTTTCCTATAGGAGTATTTTTATGACTGGTTGGGGCATTTTAACTTTTTAGCTATGGGACGAAATGATCAACTCAAAACACTTTCTAGAAGAGCATATTCTGGAAATGGATTTTTAATGGTTAGTAAAGTTTTGATAAAATCATTAGGCTTGGTAGAAGCTGCTGTTTTGGCAAATTATATAGATAAAGATTCTTACTGGGCACAAAAAGATGAAAAATATAATGATTGGTTTTATTTAAAGAATGCTGATCAAATAAATGCTTTAAACCTTAGTGAAAATTCCATTAAATTGACAAAAAGAAAATTAATGGAATTAAATATTTTAGCATCAAAAATGAATGGAATTCCTGCTTTAGAGTATTTTAATATTGATTATGACCAATTAAATACACTATTAGAAAATAATCTCCCAGGCAACGAGGTTCTTAGTCGGCTAGGAAACGAGATTCTTAGTCACCTAAATATAAATAACAAAGTAAAAAAATTAATAAAAAAAGATTTTCCATTCATAGATATGTTTCCCAAGGAATGGCAAAACAACCTAACTTTCCAAAATACAGTAGAGGATTTCCTTCAACATAGAAAAGAAATACACAAACGTCCAACTCAACTAGCCATGGAAAAGTTAGCTATGAAATTAAAAGTACACCAAATGCAAACGGTCATTGAAGCATTTAATACTTCCATAGAAAGTGGATGGGCTGGTGTTTTTCCAGAAGCAATAAAAAACAATAATGAGGAATTCAAAGTAAGTAAATACCGGCCTGAGTTCAAATATGATGGAAGTATCAAATATACACTTAATCCTAAAAACGGGGAATACTACCATGCAAATGGTAATAAATACATAGATTAAAATGATTGAGCGTAAAATATTGATTGGTATTGTTACCAGTACAGAGTACTGCAACCAGATTAAAGACATATTTGATTTAACCTTAATTGAGTCTGCGGCTGCGAAAAGAATGATGTCGTGGATGTGGGATTTTTATAAAGAGAACAATGAAGCACCTAAACACGATGCAGTATTCTTATTCTGGAAACATGCAAAGCAATTGCCAAAAGATGTTGCTGAGGAGATTGAAGAAGAAATATTACCGTCTTTAGAAACAGAAAACGAAGCAGAGCCGTTCAATGTGTCTGCAATGGTTAAAGAAACCGAGAAATATTTCCAACAAAGAAAATTATCAGTATTAAGTGATAACATAAAAATATTAATTGAAAAAGATCAAGTAGAAGAAGCAGAAAAATTAGCCACAACATACAAGCCTTTTGAAACTGTTTCAAATAAAATAGATATTCACATTTTAAGTGCAACAGAGATAAGAGAACAAGAAATTGTAAAACCAATAACATTAATGTCACCGTGGTTGAAAGAAGGTCAAATGACAATCATTTATGGAAACTTTGGTAGTGGAAAATCATTATTGACAATTTTAGTTGCATACGTGTTAGGCTTAAGGGAGTATGATGGAAAAGATTGTGAGATCAATAAATGGCAAGTGAAAACTCCAACAGGAACGCTTTACATTGATGGTGAAATAGGACAGCAAGAAATGGAAGAACGTATAAAACAATTTGAATGGTTAGGCAGACAGTCTGTCAAACATCAAATGAAAGTTCTATCTATACCAGAATACCAATTAGAGACACAAGACACGTTTAATATGGTACTAAGAATAAATCAACTTAAAATAATTCAATGGCTAAAATCGCATCAGGAATACAAATTAGTTGTATTAGATTCTGTTAGTACGTTGTTTGGATTAGTTGAGGAGAATGATAACAGCGAATGGAACAACAAAATCAATCCATTCTTAAAGGATTTAAGAGCGTTAGGTGTAGCCTGCTTACTTTTACATCATGCCGGTAAGGATGGGAAACGTGGCTTGAGAGGAGCGAGTGCAATGGGAGCAATGGCACACAACATCTTTAGATTATCGGATCATAGTAAAAAAGAAAAAGACGATGGCGAAGCTTGGTTCATTTTAAGCAAAGATAAACAGAGGCAAGCTGGATTTGGTTTTCGTTCTTTTGGAATTCATTATATGCAGAATAAAGATAAAACAAAAACGTTCTGGGAAATAACAGATTATTAAAAATGCTGAGTTATCCTTATGTGGTAGAGGAATAGATCGTTGGAGTGTTTTCCCAAAGTGATCGAATGGGATGGGTTCGAACCCCATACTCAGCTCAAGTTCATTCTAATTACGGAGTCTATTGTTTGGACAGGGGTTCGATTCCCCTCAGCTCCACTCTTTCGCCAAGGAAGATGCTGTTGGATAGCTCCCAACTGATTTTAGGAGATTACGGGGTAGCCTAAAAAAGAATGACAAAAGTATTTGCAGGAGTTGCATTGACGTTTGTACTGCATTTGCCCGTCCACGGGGCTGACTGGTTTTGACAACAATAAGGTGAGTAATTAGTGATTTAATTCACAAAGAATGTTCTGCCTACAACAGGCAATGATTATCAAATGAAAATGGCTGCCTAAGAGGTTGTCAAATTCGAGCGTGGGCTGCTTTAAAAGCCCATTTTTAAAAAGTATGCAAAAGAAAAATCAATATACTGATCTAGAAATACAATATGAATTATATCCATGTTTGTATTATTATTTCAACTTCACTACTAACTGGTTAATGAGTTATAGAGTTGCCATGAAGATTGAATTAAACACAAACTTGATTTACTTGAATTAATGTTACACAACAGGAACCAAAAGGATTAAAAAGTAAAATTGTATAATAACTAAAAAGCAAAATTATGTATGTCATAAGGAAAGAATTTCAAGCTAGTTGTATGCACCATTTATTAGGATTGCCTGAGGATCACCCGTGCGGACGAGTTCATGGGCATAACTATGTTATAGTGGTTGAGTTAAGATCAGAGACTTTAAACAAAATTGGATTTGTCAAAGATTATGGGGAACTTAACGTTATCAAAGAGTGGATTGACAAAACAATGGATCATAGAGCTTTAAATGATGTATTCTCATTCAATCCAACAGCGGAAAATCTTGCAAAGCATTTATATGAAAGATTTGTAATGTTACTCGGGACTGATGGTATGTTTTTAAATGCTGTTGAAGTATCAGAGACACCCAAAACAAATTCACGTTTTTATAAAACATATAATGAGCACACAACTGATTAAAGCATTTCCTGACTTTGTAAAAGAGGAGCCTTCAGATAGCTTTTTAAGAGTGTCTGAGTTCTTTTGCGACACAATTCAAGGGGAAGGAATACATATAGGACACCCGGCTACTTTCCTACGTTTTCAGGGCTGTGAATTATATTGTATCTATTGTGACACTAAAGAAGTTTGGAGGCAAGGCAACCCGTATTCATTCGATGAATTGTACACAATTATGTCTTCTGAAGGGTTGCCTAATAAATTACTTCATGGACAACATTTAGTCATAACAGGAGGGAGTCCTTTGTTGCAACAAAATAGTCTGTATTGGTTCTTGACAGGATTTATAGCAAAGTTTGGATTTAAACCTTATATTGAAGTAGAAAACGAATGTGTAATCCCACCTAATTTAGGCCTGCAAGGTTTAGTAGATTGCTGGAACAACTCTCCAAAATTAGCATCAAGCGGTGTTTCCTCTTTTATCAGAATTAAAAATGAAGTTCTGTATAAAATGTCAAATCTGCAAAATAGTTGGTTCAAGTTTGTTATAGGAAAAGATGACTGTTGGTGTGAGATAAACGATTTAATTGAAGCTGGATTGATTCGTAAAGAACAGGTTATACTTATGCCGGAAGGAGCTACTCGAGAAGAAATTGCAGAGCATAAAGAAGCGGTGTTAAATATGGCTATACAACATGGTGTAAGATATTCGGATCGTTTACATATTCAATTTTGGAACAGAGAAATAGGTGTTTGAAAAAGATGTGTATTAGTTGGTTTAGTTAGATCAAGAAACCTGGAAGTTTCTTGTGAGTTCTTTCAGGCTTACCTCCTGTCCTTCGGGCAGGGGGTTTTGGCATCAAAAGAGATAGGTTATGAAAGATATAGATTTTGAACCATTTGATCTTATATGTTATCCCGAAGTAGTACCAGAATCAGAAAGAGAATAAGTTATGAAAAAACAAAAAAGATTTGAAATTGGGGATTTTTTAAAAACAAGAATAACCGGCATGCACCCTGAAATTATAATTTCAGATGCACCTCCAACTAAATGGCAGATATTTTTCTACAAAGTAAATCCATTTAAAAGATTTTTCAATAATAAAGAACGAGAAAGAGTTTATAAATGGTATTTATCATCAAAAGAAGGTCGTTTATGAATCAAAAACAAAAAGATCAGTTAAGACTGGCAGCTTTACTCATACACGAAGCTGAAAGTATTATAAAAGATGTTAAATCAGAAGAACAAAAATCTATTAACGATCTAAAAATAAATAAGGCTGTTGATTTAAACAGAACATCTGAAGAGGTAATAGCTGCTCTAGAAGATGCGGAATACTCATTAAAAGATGTAACTTCCAACCTTTCTACGACACTTGTAGAAGATTTTATTTGTATAATAGGTGTAAGAAATGTTTTTTACAATTAAGAATTAATTCATTAATCATTAAAATTGTTATTATGAAAGCAAAATTGAAAGACTTGCAAGTCGCTGCACAAGAATTGAATGCAATCGGGATCGACCCGGAAATTGATGCTGCATCTACGGATGTAGAAGTATTGTTTGCTGGAATCAAAGATTCTTTGAGTGTTATTGAAGACACAGACGAGTTCACAACAAAGACTCAATCTGTTATTGACGAGGTTACAGAAATTGTTGAAGCCGACAAAGTTCCTGAAGAAAAACCAAAACGTCAGGTGAAACCTGTTGCTGCTCCGGTTGTTGCTAAAAAAGAAGTGGTAGAAGAGGATGCAGAAACAACTCTTTATGACAAAGTAAAAGCTACCGCAAAGGTTGCTGATTTGAAAGCTATTGTTGAAGAAGAAGATGACTTCAAAAAGATCCGGAAAGCAATCGACACGTTCAAAAATCCATTTATCCTGAAACGTGCAATGTTGGACATTCTGGAAGAATCTGATCCGAAACTTGCTACAGGTGCTGCTGAAAAGAAAGCTGCAAAAACAGCAAAGAAAGAAGTAGATCCAAACGCTCCAAAGAAAAAGAATCCTTTTGTAAAGGTTGCCGGACAATTGTCTAATCTGGAAGTTGCTGAGAAGCTGTTATCAGAAAAAGCTGATCCGAAAACCATCTATGCTACATTTACCAAAGTGTATGAAGGCAAAGCTGGAGCAGACGAAAAGTACATTAAAGGCCGAGCAGACATTTACATGAAAATTGCTGCAAAAGGTAAGTAACTAAGTATTGATTTAAGTATTTATGAAGCCCAGAGTTTAATTGATTACTCTGGGCTTCTTTTAAACTTTTTATAATGACACCAGAAGTACTAATTTATAAAATGCTCTTAGAAATTGGAGAGGATCCTGACAGAGAAGGATTGCTAGAAACTCCAAAACGAATTGTAAAATCCTGGAAAGAACTTTACGCAGGGTATAATCAAAATCCTGCAGACTTGTTTACTGTATTTGAAGCAGGAACATACAATCAGATTGTACTTCTTAAGGATATTGAAGTTTATAGTCTTTGTGAACACCACGGTCTGCCGTTCTTTGGAAAAGCTCATGTTGCATACATACCAAATGAAAAAGTTATAGGTATTTCCAAATTAGCACGTCTAGTAGATGTGTTTGCAAGGAGAATGCAAATTCAAGAACGAATCGGAGAACAAGTTACTTCTGCATTAATGGAATATCTCCAACCAAAAGGTGCCGCTTGTATTATCCAAGCCTGTCATATGTGTATGAGAATGCGAGGAGTCAACAAACAACAATCTACAATGATCACCTCTTCGATGAAAGGGGAATTTTTGACAAATTTATCAGCTAAACAAGAATTAATGTCAATAATAAAATGAAAAAATTTGTAACTATACGAACACAGTTTCCGGCCGTACATTGTTGGCCTGATTGTAATATCCCATCAGTAGGGTATCTTGTATTTCCACATCGTCATTTATTTGTTATAAAAATGAGTTGGGAAGTGTCAGATAATAATCGCCAAATAGAATTTATTTCTAAAAAACAAGATGTGAACAAATACATTGCAAAACATTTTTATGATAAAGATTTGCGTTCTATGTCTTGCGAAGACATTGCAGAAAAACTGCTAAACAGATTCAATGCTGACTCTATATCTGTATTTGAGGACGGGGAGAATGGTTGTGAGATATTTAAAGACTAAGAATGAAAAAATCAATCAATATTATCGACCCGTGCTCCACTGAGCAAAATCGAGGTAGTTTCTGTTATTCACCATATTTGTGTTATAATGGAATGGCTTTCACTCTTGATGCTAATTTAATCGAATCATTCCAACCAGAAGATTTAGACAGTATTCCTGATGCGGACATACAACTTGTTTGTCTGTGGTCCTATCCTCAAATAGAATCTTCGATGATGTTAGCTATGTCACTTCCGTTTATGTACGGTAAAGACAATGTCTATTTTGTTGGGTATTCACCATTAATCAAACAATTAGGTTTACATCATATTGAAGAAAAGTTAGGATTTGATCCATTACAAGATGAAGCATTCCTTGTTCATGCAATGAGTCGATACCCTGTAAATTATCACAAGTTTAAACGTTTGTTATTATCCGATTGTGATATGCATCTACGTCATTTAGATGCAGGAGAAAAGGTTTATCCACTGTTCACTTCATACGGTTGTGACCAAGGATGTTCATTTTGCCCAAGTACAACTAATTGCGGACGTAGGAGAATTGAAGTTCCTTTGTCTAAAGTTTGTACAATGTTAGATCAGTGTATCAAACAAGGCATAAAATCTATTCATTTTACAGATGAAGATTTCTTTTACGACATCAACCGGGCATTTAAAATCTTGTTAATGTTACAAGGAAAAGGAATGCATCTGATTGCATTAGGATCTGCTGAAGCTGTTTCTTACTTTATTGCTAAATATGGTGTTGACCCAATTAAAAATGCAGGTTTAGAAGTGATTGAGATTGGATTTGAATCAGGGGATGCAGAAGTGTCTAAGAAAATGGGACATGGTAAAAGTTTGTCTGCTTGCGAAGAACTTGCACAGATGCAAGATTGGATTCCATTTCGTATATTCTGGTTAGTACTTACCTTCTTTCCAGGTGAGACAATTCATAGTTTAAATGAGACAGGACGCTTCATGTTAAAGTACGGATTTGAACAAGAAGAGGTGATGGGGAGGCTTCGTACAAATGGAACAAAGATTGGCCTTGGGCAATTTATGCAATGGTATGATGGTATAGCTATGGCTAAATCTTTAGAAAAAAATGGAATAAAATTAACGCAAAGGCCTGTAAGATTGATTCCTTCGTATGTTCCAAATTCGTTTTTGGAAAGTATAATTACTGAAATACACGAAGAAGCTATTGAAAAAACAATACCTTATTTAGAGCTATACAATACTGCTTTGCCTAATAAACCTCTTGAAATCGGCAGAAAAATAAGCTATTATTTAGAAGATATGCCTATATACGGTTACATACGCACATTAACTGCCTTAGCAATATTAGCCAGAGGAGGAGTCATACGATGAACGCTAAACTCAAATCTTTTGCATCGAATCTGATGCTAATAACAGGTATCATTACAAGTATTGCCGGGGTTATTGAAACTATCGGTAAACTGGTATTGTCTTTCCGCACCAAGAATATCCCAGAGGTTAAATCAATCAGTAAGTCAATAATCCCGGAGTATGGCGACTTGCCCTCGGCTCCTCCTACTATTGAACAGGTAAGTTTCTTTGCTGAGTATCGAGGAATAATATTGATAGTTACCGGAATATTGGTTATTGCATTTTCATTGTGGATTATCAAACGGTTAAAAACTAGAATATGAGAACAGTAATATTAAACATTCCAATAGAACCTATTGAAGATAGATATAGTGTACAATGGGATAAATGGTTTCAGAGTGCTTTTCATGAGAATCCTGATTTAGAACTTATTAGTGTGCATGGAGGAGTTACTTCAGGAAGTATCAGACAAGGTAGTTTTTTAGATGTCATAGAAACGAATCTATATAAAAATAAACAGTTAGACAAGATTCTGCATTATCTAAACACTTATAAAGATGATCATAAACTCATTTTATTTTTCCATGATTTGTGGAATCCTGCACTTACATCAATAGCGTACGTTCGGGATGGGATGGGTTGGAAAAATCTACGTATATGCGGATGTCTTCATTCAGGAAGTTATGACAAGTTTGATTTTTTAAACAAACAAGGAATGACTAAGTGGGCAGCTAGAATAGAAGAAGGATGGTGTAAGATTGTAGATAAAATATTTGTAGCTACTCATTATCATGATATTTTACTACGCTCAAAAAGAGTATTATTAGATGATTGGGATAAAATTGTTGTAACAGGATTCCCTCTTTATGACGATTTTCAACAACCTCATAATATAATGGATGACGAAAGTATTCCTATTATAGTATTTCCTCATCGTTTAGACAGTGAAAAGAATCCTCAAATGTTTGATGAATTAAAAAGCAGACTACCAAGTTATAGATTCATCAAAACAAAAGAAAACTGCAAGACTAAAGAATCATATTATCGTTTATTAAAATCTTCTGATGTTGCTGTTAGTTTTGCAGATCAAGAAACCTGGGGTATAGCAATGCAAGAAGCAGTTATTTGCGGAGCTCTTCCGATGTGTCCTAATCGTTTGTCTTATACTGAAATGTACCCATCTGCTTTTTTATTTGAGAATTTTGAAGAGTGTGTCAACAAAATAAAATGGTTATTAGCACATGAGAATCAAGCTAATGAATTTCTACAAAATACCAAAAATACAATTCTCCGTAAAGGCAGAGAAGCAATTCCAAATATGATTAAAGAAATTGAAAAACTATGAAAACAGACATATATCCAGATGATGAAGATTATGAAGAAATAATCAAAGATGATTATGAAGATGATAGTGAATGGGAGGAAGAAGATGAAGATAAAGAAGATGGCTATGGTATAACTTCAGATGATGAATTATGAAAAAGAATATTTTTGATTTCAAAGTGTTTATAGATTGTGGGGCTCCTTCGCTCTACAATAAACTGTCTCGAAATGATTTATCTGGTGGGCGAGGAGTGATGGGCACAAAGATGTCGGAACGTAAATTTGATGATTACTCCTATGTAGACAAACCAGAATATGCTACTTATCGAGAAGCTTATATTGAATTTATGTTAAAGCATAAGGATGAAGTTGATGTTTATTCAAACTTAGATGTTATCAACAATCCTAAACTGACATACAGAAATCAAAAGATAATCGAAGAAGCAGGGTTACATCCAATTCCAGTTTGGCACTTAGGCAATGATCCGAAATGGTTAGAAAGGTATGTTAAAGAATACGATTATATTGCTATCGGAGGACTTGTACCTAACCCGACATCTGTACTGATTCCTTTATTAGATGCCTTATTTAAAGAACACTTGCTAGACAGCAAAGGGTACCCGAAAGTTAAGCTTCACGGCTTTGCCTGCACTTCATTGCCACTGATGGAACGCTTCCCATGGTTTTCAGTCGACTCGGCTACTTGTAGAAAACTTGCAAACTTCGGAAGTATTGTTTTGCCAGATTACGGTAAACAGAATCCTGTTAGTACATTTCAAGTGTCTTCTCGTACAAAAAGAATACCAGAAGAAAAAGTAGGAATGTTTAATCTTGAGGATGCTCCTGCATCAGACTGGTTAACAGATATGTCAAGTCAAGTTAGGAAAGCATTTGATTTAAGATTAGATAAATACGGAATGACTATACAACAATTAGGGGACAGTATTATTCACAGAGTTGTCTGGAATTATTTAATCTTCTCTGAAGTAATACAAAAGACTGTTCCTGCATGGCCGTGGAGTATGCAGACTAGACAATGTAAATATGAGTCTGCATATTGTGAGGAAGATCTCGGTTACATGACTTTCTATTTTGCCGGAATACTTAGCAAAAGTGAAGAGAATACATTCTGGAAAGGTGTATCCCATCCTATTACTGAACGATTAAAAGGTTCACTTCGATCCTTTTTCTATGCACAGAACGCTGAATATGTACTTAGTTTAAAAAAGTAAAAGATTATGTTTTTTAACGAAGAACCAAAAGATCAGAAAGGGTACAAAGGAGGCTCAGATAAGAATCTGTCTGATATAGATCGTTATGTCAAGCCTTTATTAAATTCCCTTGGATTTGATTGTAAGAAAGCTAAAGAAGATAATACTAGCAATAAACAGGTTCTGTATAAAAAAGGGGAGTTTGATCCAAAAGATGATTCCACCTATGTACTTGCCCAGATTATTATTGTTGAAGATTTGCATAGTATTGACACACGTGCAAACAGTAATATTCCTGAAGAAGTAGTTAATAATACAACAGAAGAAAATAGAGTAAAAACTTGGTGGAATTTCTTAGGATTACACAATACTTATTTGTTTTTGTATGTCAAGCGTGGTAATTGGTTTATACTTGTGCCTTATGCAGACATTCCCGAAGATCATTATCAATTGACTTATCGCGGACGTCCTGATAGGAAAAACCGTATGTGGGTGCCTACAGAATACCTACCAAAGTTTAAAAAGAGTTCCCACTTAGAAGAAGATCTAAAATCAATATTAAATTGTTAAGATATGGATACAAATAAATTAGGACAAGAACCGGCATTTCCAATTGACAATACAGCAAATTATGGCAACAACGAACCGGGAATATCAAAGCGTTTTTACGCTGCCTGTGCTGCAATGCAAGGACTATTATCTAATAGCAACGAAAACATGGTTACATTAAACGCTGAACAGCTTGTGTTTATAGCTTTTGAACATGCAGACGAACTTTTAAGACAAAAAAATATATAAAAAATGGAAATCAGTAAATCACAACTACTAGCTGCCTTAGAAATTGTAAAACCAGGCTTGGCAAACAAAGAACTCATTGAACAATCAACCTCATTTGCATTTATGGGGGATAGAGTTGTCACCTACAATGATGACATATCAATGTCTCATCCTATTACAGGACTTGAGTTGACAGGTGCAGTAACCGCAGAATTACTTTATAAGCTTCTCGGAAAGTTAAAAGACGATGCAATCAATATCGAGTTAAAAGAAGGTGAAATCTTGTTTAAATCAGGACGTGCAAAAGCCGGATTAAACATTCAACAAGAAATCAAACTTCCACTTGACGAGGAAATTGCATATAAAGAGAAGTGGAAAGCATTACCTGACACATTTATAGCAGGTGTTGATTTCAGTGTAGGTAGTTGCAGTAGAGATATGTCTAGGCCTGTTCTTACCTGTGTTCATGTTATACAAGAAGGGTTTGTCGAAGCGTCAGACTCCCATCGTATTATGAGATATACTTTAGCAGGAGAGATGCCTATTGAGGATTTTTTATTGCCTTCATCTGCTGCCATGACTATGTGCAAACTTAAACCAACACATATTGCAAAGGGACGAGGATGGGTTCACTTTAAAAATGCAAAAGAAACAATTTTGTCTTGTCGTATATTTGAAGATAAGTTTCCTGACACATCTGTTATTTTAGATGTAAAAGGTAAGCCTATTGAATTGCCTAAAGAAATTTCTGTAATTCTGGATCGTGCTGCGGTGTTTGCAAAGCGAGATCACCAAATGGATGAAAGTGTTCAAATTACATTAGAGCCTGGACGTCTAAAAATAAGAGGACAGGCAGAAAGCGGATGGTTTGAAGAATCCTGTCGTATGACTTATGAAGGAGAAAATTTAACATTCAATGTTACTCCTTATTTGTTAAAAGGAATATTGACACAGACTTCTTCTGGCATATTAGGCGAGCATCTTTTAAAGTTTGAAGGTGCAAATTGGATTTATGTAACAGCATTAAGAGAGGTATAAATTATGAAAAAAGTACCACAATTTAACGAAGTAACATTCAATCTCTATAAAGATTTTGAAATATGGCTAAATAAAAATACATGTAAGAAAATTCTTTTAGATGATCGTGGCCAAGATATACAAATGATTTGGGTTCATGAAACAGGAGAGATTTTAAATTGTGATTTTCATGCAAGTATGTACAATGGTAGATTTGTCGGTTTAAATCATTTAAAATGCGGATTACCAATTTATTTATTTAATCCTGAAACAGAAACGTTTCAACCACTTAATGGATTAATTGTTAATGAAATTATAGAATGCGACGAACAATCACATTAGATGATAAAATCAACATGGTACTTCGTTACCTTGTTGCAAAAATAGACCCTACCACAAACGGTTCACATTTAGTGTATTATGAAGAAGCATATGGCAAGAAACGGACTCCGCATCCTGTCACTTATCTTGATTGCAAAGGAAATACAGATGCCGTGCCAGAGGAATTACCGTTGCCTTTTGATGACATTGTAGTTTACGTAGACAAGAAACGGATCATTATTTGTGGAAATGATTTCTATTACAAATTTTCACCACATTTTATATTAACATTACAAGAACGATTTAAAACTTTTACAAAGTAATGACAAAGAAACAATTCGACATACAACAATGGGAATATACCTCAGCCTACTATGGGGTGCATGAAATAGCTGTACGGAATTTTCCTGATTACTTAAATCAACAAGGCCAATTAGGATGGGAACTAATTCAAATAATTATTGAGAGAATGAGAAATGATCCTAATGAACATGCAAACTATACATTTCTATTTAAAAGAAAAATAAACTAATGTCTGGATTTTTCACTATAAAAGAAACAGAATCAAAAGATCGTCCAGGAGGCAAGAAATTCACTTGCATAGCCTGTGGAGCTTATCGAAACTGCACATCACCTAGAATGGAACCATACGGCGAGTTTCGTAAAAAGATTCTCATTATAGGTAGTGGTTTAGAAAAAGTGGATGATTCAGCAGGTGTTCCTTTTCAAAGTAGATACGGTAAATTCTTAGAAAAAACATTGCAAAGTTTAGGTATTGATTTATTTGAGGATTGCTTGACAATGAATTCAGTCCATTGCTGTATAAAAGATGAGGATGAGGATTTAATAGCACCAACTTCGTACAACATAGAATGCTGCCGAAAATCAACACTTCAAACAATAGAGCAGTACAAGCCTCACTTAATAATCCTCCTCGGGAATTCAGCGTTATTCAGCCTCATAGGACACCGTTGGAAAAAAGATCTAGGAACCATAGATAAGTGGAGAGGATGGGCAATCCCAGACCAAGACTTTAAATCGTGGATATGCCCGACATACGATCCTAAGCAAGTGATGAACAGCAAAGGAGACATTATGTTTACGATATGGAAACTTGACTTAGAACTAGCCTTATCTAAGCTTCAAGAATCTATCTATCTGAATGCGGAGCCTAACATTATGACACTTGAGGAAAAGGACTTGCCTGTACTTAGTACAATCAAAAACGGAAATATTGCGTTTGACTATGAGACTACTGGCCTAAAATGTCATGCTGCTGGACACCGAATTGTTTCTTGTTCCGTAGCATACGATGAAAATAATGTCTATGTCTTTATGATGCCTGAAACAAACAAAGGAAGACGTCCATTTTTAGAGTTGCTTGCGGATCCTATGGTTGGTAAAATAGCTCAAAATATGAAGTTTGAACATACCTGGTCTTGTGTTCGTTTAAGACAGCCTGTCGTTAATTGGGTTCATGACACTATGTTAATGACACATTTATTTGATAATCGTCCAGGTGTATCTGGTTTAAAATTTCAAACTTATGTGCAATTTGGTGTCGTAGATTATGACAGTGAAGTCTCTCCTTATTTAAAATCTGTAGAAGAAAAGAATGCTAATGCTTTAAATCGAATCATGGAATTAGTTGCAAAGCCTGGAGGAAAAGAATTGTTACTGAAATATAACGCTTATGATTCGATTTACGAATACCGTTTATCTGAAATACAAAATAAAATTATAGAACAATGACAGCAAAAATTTGGTTGACTGAATGGGATGTAACTCATTTAAAATTTCGTTGGTTTTTCTTAGAATATGGTTTTACTAAAGAGTGGTTTAAATTACTGACTACTCGTAAAAATGAAAAAGATGCTTTTTCTGAAACACAACAGGCATACATAATGAAAGAAATTCTAAATGATGTGTGGTTTAAACTTCCAAGTAATGTGTTTAATATTAAAGTAAATCCAAAAGGTTGGAACGAGTTTTTATTTTTAGTTGAAGAATAATGAATATAAATCCTAAAACACCAGAAGCTTATCAGTTATTGCATAATGGGACTTTGGCTTTATCCCGAGCAGAACAGCAAGGATTGAGAATTGATATGGATTACATAGAGGAGCAGAAAGAATTTGTTACTAAGAAAATTGCACAAATAGAACAAGAATTTAAAGAGACTGAGTTTTATGCAAACTGGGAAAAGTCTTCTAAAAATCCTGTTAATATTAATTCCAGTACTCAATTAGAGAAGTATTTGTACGAAGTTCTAGGTCTACGGATTGATAAAGAAACAAAAACAGGCAAAGGCTCCACTGATGATGAAGCATTAAAACAATTAAATATACCTGAGTTAAATGATCTTTTAAAAGCTAAAAAATTAAAGAAAGTCAGGGATACTTATTTAGATGGGATAGGAAGAGAAACTGTCAACGGTGTATTACATCCATTTTTTGACTTAGGACAGGCCGTAACCTACAGATCTTCAAGTAATTCTCCGAATTTCCAGAACATGCCTATCAGGGATGAGGAATCTATGACAATTGTTCGAGGTGCAATCAAGCCTCGTCCAGGGCACATGTTAATGGAGGCTGACTTTAGCGGAATTGAAGTACGAGTAAACGCTTGTATAAATAAAGACAAAAACTTAATAAAGTACATTAAAGATCCTACAAGCGACATGCACGCAGACATGGCGACTCAGCTATTTTCTCTAAGTAAGTTTAACAAAGCTATTGCAGGACACGGAACTTTAAGACAGGCTGCGAAAAACGCTTTCGTGTTTCCAGAGTTTTACGGAAGTTATTATAAAAATTGTGTCAAAGGATTAGTTTGTTCTTGGGGAAAGTTATCAAAAGGAACTTGGAAGCCTGGGCAAGGTATTGCTCTTGGGAATAAATATTTATCTGATCATTTAATTTCTCAAGGCATTAAATCATTTGATGCAATGACAGAGCATGTAAGATTGATTGAGGAAGATTTCTGGGGCAATAGATTTAAAGAGTATGCAAGATGGAAAGACTTATGGTGGGATCAATATCAGAAAACAGGATATATTGACATGCCTACAGGGTTTCGCTGTAATGGCTTAATGGACAAGAAACAAGTTTGTAACTACCCTGGACAAGGCTCTGCTTTCCATTGCCTACTTTGGTCCCTTATAAATGTAGATAAGGTAATGGTAGAAGAAGAATGGGATACACGTATTGTAGGACAGATACACGATTCTATCTTATTTGATACTTTACCAGAAGAAAAGGAATATGTGAAAGAAGTTGTTAATGATATTTTGACACAGCAATTGCCAAAAGCGTTTTCTTTCATTTGTGTCCCAATGGAAATCGAAATAGAAGAGTATGAAGTAGACGGACCCTGGGTCAAAACTAAAAATAATTGATTATGACACCTGCTAAAAAAACACCAGATGGCAGAGAAATTCTTGTACTTTATATGCACGGATATGAATATCATATCGTAGAATCTTTACCTAGGAACCTAGGCGGTAATAAAGAATTAAACATGCCTCAGCCTTGTTTTATGGGGCATCATAACTTCGGATTAAGATACTGTAAAAAGATAAGTAAATATAAAAAATCACTTTTAAATTTTCAAATAACATGAGTCTATATCAAACACATCGTCCAAATGATTTTTCCTCAGTAAAAGGAAATGCAGATGTAATAAGTATCCTTGAAGGAATGTTATCCAATTTAGAGACATTTCCACATGCCTTATTATTTTTCGGTGAAACCGGCTGTGGGAAAACAACTCTTGCTCGTATAATTGCAGCAAAATTAGGTTGTAAAGGTAGTGATCTAAAGGAAATTGATAATGCTGATTTCCGAGGAATTGATTCTGTACGAGATATAAAAATCAGTGCTCAATATGCTCCTATGGAGGGTCGTTGCAAGGTGTATATACTCGATGAAATCCACAAAATGACAGGGGATGCTCAGAACAGTCTGTTAAAAGAACTAGAAGAAATTCGTCCTCATGTGTATTATATCCTTTGTACGACAGAACCTCAAAAACTGTTAGCAACGATAAAAGGACGTTGCAGTCAATTCCAAGTCAAACCATTGACAGACAGTCAAATGAAAGGATTGCTTCGTGGGATTGTACGTTCAGAAAAACAAACATTAGATGATGAAGTCTATGATCAAATCATACAAGACAGTTTAGGTCATCCAAGGAATGCAATTACAATTTTAGAACAAGTATTAAATGCAGATCCAGAACGTAGATTAGCTATTGCTCAACAAACCGCAGCACAACAATCACAAGGGATAGAATTGTGCCGTTTATTAATGAGCAAATCAACCAAATGGGCTTCTATTGCTTCAATATTAACAGGATTAAAAGATCAAGAACCAGAAAGTATTCGTCGTATTGTATTAGGATATGCTCAAGCTGTTTTGTTAAAATCTGATAATCCTAGATGTGGGTTAATCCTTGAGTGCTTCATGGATCCTAATTTCACTAACGGCGGACCACAGCTCGTTCAAAGCTGTTATATGGTTTACAAAGGTTAACTTTGCTTTTTGTATAATAACAATAAAAACTATAAAATTATGGCAATAAATTACGAAAAAGACATCGAGATTGATGGAGAAGCATTAGATCAAGAATGGCTCAGACAAGCTTCATTAATGATGAAGTACTGTCATATTTCTGCACAAACACAAATGGAATTAGATTCCGCAAAAGAAATGTTAGATGTTGTTAAAGCAGGATTAGACAAAGCTATTCGAGAAAATCCTGAACAATATGACATTGTTAAGGTGACAGAAGTAGTAATTTCAAATACAATAATTGTCCAAGGAAGTTATACAGAAGCCTACGGTCATTATCTTCAAGTAAAATATGAAGCAGATATGGCAAAAGGAGCTGTTCGTGCTATTGAACAACGTAAAGATGCCTTAGAAAATTTAGTTCGTTTATATAACGGGCAGTATTTTGCAGGACCTAAAGTCCCTTTAAATATCAACAGAGAATGGGTTGAAAAAGAAAAAGAAACTCGTGTTAATGCAGGTGTTGCACAAGGATTAAGAAGAAGGAGAATTGTAGATGAAGAATAACGAAGATCAAGTCTGGGTTACCATTAGTAGAACTATTAATTTAGGAAACTATAATAGTGTTAAAATTGAAGCAGGCTTATCTCAAACTATAGGCGAAAACGACCCTAAAGATTTATTAGATGCAATTTGTGACAATGTATTTGAGCTTATCAAAGTAAAAAGCAAAAAGTACAAAAAAGAATTGAAAGAAAAGCCTGATACAACTTCAAAAAGAATCAAGAAACCTTGGGTGAAAAATAAATTCCCAGACGAAGAGTACGGTCCAGATGCTGGTGATAATCCTAACGACTAAAATTATGGAAGCACTTCAAATTATAGGTAGCATATTAGTCTTTCTTTGTGCTTTTATATTTCTATTCTACTTGCTAAGTAGAATGCAAATGAAAGCCTGGTTACAAGAAATAGATAGTTTTTTCGAAGATAAATTAAATACACTTAAAAAAGAAGAACATGGCAAAGAAGAAAAGTAGTTTTCGAGGCAAAGTACATTCTGACGCACAACGTCAAGAATCCTCGAAGTTCGGGTACTTAAATGTATCTAAAGATCAGCAATTTTCCCCGGAAGTAGACACTAAAGTAATGCTTGATTTTATGCCTTACGAAGTGACAGACATACATCATTCTGATAGAAACGAAAAAGATGAAGTTGCTCTTGTTGGAGATCTTTGGTACAAACGTTCATTTAAAGTTCATAGAAATGTAGGTTCATCAAATGATGCTGTTGTTTGTTTAACCTCATTTGGTAAGAAATGTCCAATTTGCGAGTACCGTGCAAAACGAGTAAAAGAAGGTGCAGACAAAGATGAGTTAGATGCATTAAAAACATCAGACAGGAACTTGTATGTTGTTATACCGCTTGATTCTAAAAAGCATAAAGTTCAGCCTTATGTGATGGACATTAGTCAGGCAATGTTTGGCAAACTGTTGAAAAAAGAATTAGATGATAATCCTGACTGCGAAGTATTTCCAGATCTTGAAGAAGGGATGACTTTAAAAGTTCGTTTTGACGGAAAGACAATGGGCACCAGTAAGCCTTTTCCTGAAGCAACTCGTATTGATTTTTATGATCGTAAAAAACCGTATCCAGAATCAATATTGGAAGAAATTCCAAACTTAGACAAGGTTTTGCGTCAATTAACCTATGCAGAATTGGAAGCTAAGTTCTTCGAAATTGATAATGAGGATGCTGCTGAAGATTTAAAAGAATCAAAAGGTAAAAAAGAGGAAGAGGAAGCTCCTCGGAAACGCAAGACTGTTAAAGAGGAAGAAGAGGAACCTCCTGTTCGTAAACGTAAAACAGTAGAACCTGAACCAGAAGAAGCTCCTCGTAAACGTCGTGCGGTAAAAGAAGAACCGGAACCTGAACCTGAGCCAGAAGAAGTGGAAATTACTTGGGAAGATTTGCAAGCAATGAAACCTTCTGTACTGAAACAACTTTGTGAAGAAAATGGGTTAGAAACAAATCCAAATGACTTCGATGATGATCCGAGTGCTTTCCGTCGGGCTATTGCAAAAGAAATAGGGATTGAGTATCCAAAGAAAGCTCTTGCTCGTCCTTCTACAAAAGAGGAAGAAGAAGATGAGGAACCTGCGCCGAAGATGACCTCCCGTTCTAAACCTGTAAAAGAAGAAGAGCCTACAGGCACGTGTCCATTTAAACACAAATTTGGTGTTGATGGAAACAAATTTGATGACTGTGACGATTGTAAAGTTTGGGATGATTGCTTAGATGCAAAAGAAAAGAAAACCAAATGACACTCCTAAAAATTAAAAATGAAAAGCATTTAGAAGATCAGAGTGAAGATAGGCACGTTGGGATAATTCTGCCCCAACGTGTTCATTCTTATCTAACTTTATACACGTATGCAAATTCTGTGGCAAAAACAATAGTTATAAAAGAGCTGTTACAGAATTGGATGGACTCTGAAGGAAATACATCAGAAGAAGAGCTCATTAAAAAAATTGTAGTCAGAACAATTACTATTTGGAAACGTAAACGTGCAAAAGATGAAACCTGTTCTCTCAATCAATTTAAAAAACAATTAATAGCAGAATTTCAATGGAGAGGATTACCCATAGAAATAATCAAAAAAATCTTAACTGGATTTAACGATGGAACGAACTAGAAGAAAGCCAGATGAATCTCTAAGCACTCAAATGGTTAGACGAACAAACAAGCCTGCAATCGAAAAGAAAGAATATGACGGGGATTTTGGGACTGTAATTAGCACAGGCAGCACCTTGCTTGATTTAGCCATATCAGGCGGAAGAATACACGGCGGAGGCTTGCCCGGAGGTATATTAGTAGAGTGCTTTGGGCCTAGCGGATCGGGCAAGACAGTGCTACTGTCAGAGATTGCCGGTTGTGTACAACGTAAAGGTGGAGATATAATGTTTGCTGATCCAGAAGCTCGCCTTAACAAACAATTTGCAGCAATGTTTGGTCTTGACTTACCTGAAGATAGTTATACACGTCCAGACACGGTTATTGAATTATTTAAATCTGCAAACGACTGGGAGCCTACAACATTCAAACGTAAAACCATAAATGGTATATTTGCTGACTCACTTGCTGCCCTTTCTACTGACATGGAAATGACAAAAGAGGAAGGCGATAAGATGGGAATGAAACGTGCAAAAGACTTTTCAGAACAACTTAGGAAATTCTGTCGCGTTATTGCAGAAAAGAATTATTTGATGGTCTGCTCTAATCAGGTTCGTGTAAATGCAGATGCAGGACTTTACGGAGAGAAATATACCACTCCAGGAGGAGTTTCTATTGGCTTTTATAGTAGCCTGAGATTAAAATTTACTAAGCCTGCAAAGATTAAAGACAAACAAAAAGTCGTTGGTAAGGATGTTACACGTGTTATAGGTGTAGAAGTAGAAATCGAAGTGTACAAATCGTCTATCTGGAAGCCTTATCATACTGCCCCTGTTTACATTCTATTTGATTATGGGGTAGATGACATTCGTGCGAATCTGCAATATGTCAAAGACTTTACCAAAAATACAGCATACACCTGTGGTGGTGAGAAACTTGATACCAGTTTAGAAGGGTCCATTAAAGCTATAGAATCTGCTGGACTAGAGGAAGATCTTCGTGAAGAAGTTATTGCATTGTGGGAACAAATTGAACGTAAATTCGAAAATGAAAGAAAACCAAAACGATGATAACTGATGAATCATTAATGCCGTGGGGCAAGTACAAAGGGGATAAAATGATTAATGTCCCTGCTTCTTATTTACTTTGGTTATATGACATGGAGAAAGTTTACGGTGAGGTAAAAGAATACATCAAAGATAATTTAGAGGTATTGCAATTTCAAGTTAAACAAAATCAAAATGATTACAAGGGATAATTATAGTTGGTTTGTTGGTTATTTAATTCAATTTAATGATCCTGTAATAAGATACGGTCCTTTTGAGACTTTAGAAAGCATTTTAATGGACAGTTCATTAACTCCTCAATCCGATGATTATATTATCAGAGTATCTAGAACCGGTCGTTTCTTTCTTAGATTTTTATATTCTAAATATCGTTGGAGAGACATGGATACAATAGAATACATTCCGTCAGAGTCAAATATAAAATTAATATATCTAAAATGATAAGAATAAAAAAACCTATTGCAAAAGCACCAGAACAATCGCTTAAAATCCTAGCTTTAGATGTAGCAACACATTGTGGTTGGGCAATTTCCCATTCTGTGTACGGTGTGTGGGACCTGACTCCTAAACGAGACGAGTCCATCGGGATGAGACTTATTCGTTTACGTTCAAAATTAAACGACATTATTGATTGTGAGCACATCAATCTTGTTGTATTTGAGCGTCCGGGAGGTGCTTTTAAAGGTGCTATTATTGTTCAATCAGAATTACAAGGACAAATTAAGGTTGTGTGTGAAGACAAATCTATTCCTTACCGTGCTTATAGTTCTCAAGAAATCAAAAAGTTTGCAACAGGTAAAGGTAATGCTGGAAAACCTGCTATGATTGCTGCTGCAAAACTTAAATTAGATTATCCTGAGGAACGTAATAATGATGATGAATGCGATGCTTTGTGGATGTTGGAACTTGCTAATTCTGAATACAAATGATCAACTCGCTACAAATCAAAAACTTTCAATCACATAAAAATACCAAATTAGAATTTTCTGAAGGTGTTAATGTGATTCTAGGCCCGTCAGATAGTGGAAAATCCGCTGTTATGAAAGCCTTAAAATGGGCTATAAATAACAGACCTTCAGGGGATAAAATATGTTCTTGGTGGGGCGGAGAAACTGAAGTTAAAATTTTGACAGATGAAGGAATAATTACTAGAAAAAAAGACAAATCTGATGAATATCGTTTAGGGGATCCTCTCGGAGAATATAAAGACCTGATTTTTAAAGCATTTGGCTTAACTGTCCCAGAAGAAATTAGTTCTACTTTGAACATATCTGAAGTAAACATTCAAAATCAAGCAGATGCTCATTTCCTAATAAGTAAAACTCCCGGAGAGGTTGCAGCTCATTTCAATAAAGTTGCACGTTTAGATAAAATTGATATTGCTACCAATAATGTAAACAGTTGGCTGAGTCATTTAAGAAATGATATCGGTTCTGTTGCTGTCAAAGGAAGAGCTTCGTTTGGTTTAGTCAAGCAATTAGCTGATGCTAAAGAAGGTTTAGAAAAGTTTGCATACTTGCAAAAGATGGAAATAGATCTTGAGGTATTAGAAGAATTAGCTAATCAATTAAAAAGTATTGGATTAAAAGTTCCTATACTTACCAGCTTATTAAAAAACATTGCAGCAACAGGGGAAAGCATTAAAGAAAAATCAACATTATTAAAACTTGAACAACCATTAACAGACGTTTTATCCAAAATCATATTAAGAAGAGAATTAGGGGATAATGGAAATAAATTGTTTAAATTAATCAAGGAAATAAAAAGTACCAAGCAAGATTTAGATGATGCTGAAAGTATATTAATATTAGAAGCCCCTGTTGCCGTTTTGTTGCAATTGTATAAAAGTAAAGAAGTATTGAATCAGCAACTAAATCAGCTAAATCGTGCCGTTTTAAATGCTCGTAATACAAACACACAACTAAAACAAAAAGAGGCAGAATTCGAGAGAATTCAAAAGACTTTTTCAGATAACTTCCCAGAAGTTTGTCCCCTCTGCGGTATGCAACAAATTCATAAACATTAAAATAAAAATGAGTAATCTAATAGTGAACATTAGGTTTTTTTATTGGCATTTACAAATAGGCAAAGGACTTAGAACCTTTAAAATATTAAGGAATGAATCAATTACCAGCTTAAAAGGAATGCCAAAAATTAAAGTATTTGAGTTTTTTAATCTCATAAACTGAAAAATGGATAAAAGTATTATTGTAAAAGGGAAAGAGAACGACGTTGTTTTTAGATTATTCGAAAACAACAATTCTATTAATGAAATTCACATTCAAATAGAAGGTGAAAAGTCATGGATTGTTATTGGATACGGAGACCTGAAAATGGCTATTGAAAAGGCAGAAAATGAATTTAATATCAAAAAATTAGAAGATAGTGAATTGATAAAAATTGCCGATATAACTTACAACATGGAAGAAAGAACAGAAACAATTAAAAGACTGATTTAATGAAAAATTTACTATTAATTATCACAGTTTTTTTATCGGTTAACTGCCTCGCTCAAAACCGATTTGAAAAAGTATTTGCAAGGGCCGATAGTGCTTTTTCTCAACTGGTTGATTCTGTAAAGTTCAATCAAGTTATCAAAGAAATTGAAGCTGACACGGATAAAATAACCTTGACAACCGAACAATGTTTGCTTCTGTATTTTAACGGATATATTAATGGATCGTTGAGATTTAAGCAAAAGGGAAGTTTTGATTTTGATGGCCTACTTAGAGAAATCAAGGAAAATAAACAATCAATTATCAGTTACAGAAGGTGTTACCGTCTGATTTTACATCACTAGATAAAAATAAAGAAATAATATGCCTTTAATAATAGATAATAATGAAGGTGAAAGTTATTGTTATGATGAAACACACCCTATGATATTCGAAGATGAAGCGTCTGCAATACATTATCTTCAAGAACACGAAAACCTTTTTAAAAATAAACCAGAGTGGTTCGTAAAAGAACAAATAAATTTAAACCAATCGGGGACTCAAAATAATTAACATCATGATAAGGAAAGAACCAAGATACACAAACAGAATGCCAGATCGTATTCCTGATGCAATTCTTTGTGCCGATATACATTTGGTAGAACGGGATTACCAGGCTCCATGTCGTACAGATTCTCTTTGGGAAAAGCAATGGATTAAAATGGACTTTATTTCTGCGTTACAAAAGAAATTTAGCTGTCCGGTTTTGTGTGCAGGTGATTTATTTGACTTTTGGAAACCTAGCCCAGATTTGCTTTCTGAGACAGCACGACATATCCCTAAAGAATTTTATACCATATATGGACAGCATGATGTTCCTCAGCATAGTTTAGATTTGTCTTACAAAAGTGGAATTCATAACTTGATTGTTAATGGTAAAGTAGATATATTAGACGACAAACATAACCCATCTGACATAGCTGAAGGGTGCTCATGGGGAATGAAGCCTACTGGGGAAACCGTAGGTAATCCGTTTAAAATACTTGTTTGGCATACAACCACCTATCAAGGAAAAGAACTTTGGCCTGGAGCAGAAATTCCAATGGCTGCAACATTATTAAGAAAATATCCACAATATAATTTGATTGTGACAGGAGATAATCACAAACCTTTTACAGAATCATATCAAGGACGTTGGTTAGTTAATCCAGGTTCTATGATGCGATTAACTGCTGATCAAGCAGATCACAAACCAAGAGTATATCTTTGGTATGCAGAAGATAATTCTATCAATATGGTTTATCTTCCTATTGAGTTAAATGTAATTACACGAGAACATTTAGATATCAAAGAACAAAGAGATGCTCGTATAGATGCTTTTATTACACGTTTAAACGGGGAATATGAAGCAGGTCTGTCTTTTGAAGAGAACTTAGAACGGTTTTATGCAACAAACCAAATTCGCGAAAGTGTCAAAAATATAGTATATAAATCTTTAGAATCATGAAAAAGAAAGAATTAAAATCTACAGTCATTGCATTGAATAATAGGGTCCATGATTTAGAGGATCAAAAAGAAAGTAATGAATGGAAAGTAAAACTATATCAAGATTTGGCCGACTCAAATTTACAACTTTTAGGTTATGAGTTTGAGGCAGAACCGCCAATCGACGTAACTTGTAATATTGATCCATATACTCAATATTATCAGACAGGTAATTTTACAGTTACTCTGCATCTTCATAGACCTATTAAAAAAGAAAGTCATGATACCAACTCCGCTTGAATTACTTCAAAAACAATTAACAGATTTAGAACGTAATTTAGAGAAATCAGAAGAAATGCACCTAAATGATGAAATTGATTTTTATCTCAGACAAACACATGTAAGAAATCTAGCACCTAAAATTAGAAAATATCAACAAGCCATAAAAATATTAACTAATCATGATGAACGAAACACAATTACTCAAGCTAAAGAAAGAAGTTGAAGAAGCAAAACAAGAAGTGTCTGAACTTAAAGGACATTTGACTGCTCAAACAAAACAACTCAAAGAAGAATGGAAATGTACTTCTGTTGAAGAAGGTGAAGCCAAAATTGCTAATATGAAAAAAGAAATTAGCAAAATAGATGAACAAATTGAAGAAGGGTCAAACAAAATAGAGGAAATGTACAATGCTTAAAAAAGGTGATAGAATTATATTTTTAAAGGATATTACAGAAAATGCCACTGGGGATCATCCAGAATATCAACTAGCCATAAAAGGGCAAAAAGGTACTATTAATGAAAAATTAATACCTGAAGAAAGTGATTGGTTTAGTGTTTATTGGGACGGTTGGACTTCTGCTTCTTTTTCCGCAGAATTGAATGTAGATTTTAAAATTATTTAATTATGTATGATCTGAAACAAATACGGTCAAGATTGGAGCAGCAAAAAGGAAGAAAATTCCAGTTAGAGCAAACTGTTATACTTTTGACTGAAGAAATAAAAGAGAAGAACAGGGATTTGCAACGTCATGAAGAAGCAAAAGAAATTATACGAACTGTCGGATTAACTACTCAACAACAATTGCAATATAATATCAGCAATATAACTTCGCTTGCTATGGAAGCTGTTTTTACTGATCCTTATGAATTGAAAGTAGAATTCATTCAACGTAGAAATAAAACAGAGTGTGATTTGTTATTTGTAAGAGATGAACAAGAAGTGAACCCTCTAGATGCTTCTGGCCTAGGTGCTGTAGATGTTGCTTCATTTGCTTTGAGAATTGCATCGTGGTCGATGTCCCAGCCTCATACAAGAAATGTGTTATTATTAGACGAGCCGTTTAAACATCTACGAGGAGAAGAAGAGAATGCAAGAGTGCTGCAAATGTTAAAAACAATCTCAAAGACATTACACGTTCAGATTATAATGATAGGGGATGTCAAAGTGCCTAAAGAAGTAATTGCAGAATATGCGGACCGTGTATTTGAAACAAGAATTAAAGGACGTGTTACAAAAATCTTACAATCATGACTGTCCTTTATTTAATTATAGACATTTTTTGTATTTCTATTTTTGTTTGGGTTTTGTGGCCTAACAAAAGAGATTTTCGTATATTTAAGATTTGGTATAAAAGAAACTTTAAATAAACCTGATTTAAGCTATTTACTCAGCCTACAAACAATTGAATTACAAAAATAAGCCCCTTATATGCTTTAAATATAAGGGGCTTTAAAATGCCTGAAAATAGGCTTATTTAAAACTATGCTATTCGAACCGGATTTACAAACCCTGTCAAATTTAGACCATTTGGATTAAACGGCAAATTTAACTTCCTGTATTTTTCAAGAACCGTAGTCCCCTCCCTACTTCCTGCCTTAGATGTATTCCCAGAAACAAAGTTAAATCCAACATCATCAAAAGTAGTAACAATTCCTTCATGCCCAGATGATGAGTTCCCTTCTCTGAAGATAACTAATGCACCGACTACCGGATTTGTTTGTACATGAAACTCTTTGCTTTTCTGAAAATTAAAATAGGTATTTAAAGAACTTCCGTTTGCATATTTAAGAATCAATTTTGCTCCAACAGGATCACTACTTAAAAAAGCATCGTACCAAACAGCCTTTGCGAAGTATGCACACCAAGATTGATTCTTTAGCCATCCTATTTTGATCATCCAGTTTTGAAACCAAGAATTTCGGAACCCTGAATTATTTGGTAATTCTTCTTGCCCTATATATTTTCTTGCAACTTCTACAATCAATTCACCTTTCATAACTTCTGATTATTAAAATCCGGCCATATTTCAGACCGGATTTTTGTTTTTAGGCTTTTGCTTCTGCAACAGCAACAAGCGAATTGAATATTTCATCAATCACTTCGTAAACTACTGGCAAAGTTTCAGCCGGAATTTTTGCTTTCAATTTTTCCAGTAATAAGTTATCAACTAACCTGATTGCCGGTCCGTCCAATGCTTCTGAAATACCTTTCAAGACGATTAAATCGTCAACCTTTTTCTCTTGTTCCTCGGTGAGGAATCCTTTACGATCATCCATGATTTTAATTTTAAATTGTTAAGAAACTATTTATTTTTGCACAACCTCATTTGACGGTCGTGCTAGGATTTCTTTATTTGCTGTGGTCATATTTGCCACTTTCGCAGCACCGACACCAACACCTGCACCTAACACACCAAGTCCTGATAGAACACTCATTCCAATAGTTACCCAAAGCGGAACAGCTATGCCGCCAGATGCAATACTCGTTACCACAACCACTCCGACGCTACCAATGCCCCCGCAAATCCATGCTGCCACTTTTGCCCAGCCTTTGATACGTTCAAAGAATGGCGGAGTTGTGGTTTGACCTCTATCCTTTGCATCATTAATAACCTCTTTTACGGTTACTATGTTCCCCTCAATTGTTTCTGTTGCCATGATTTATAATTTTAAAAATTTACGAATTTTTTGATATTGTTCAAATAATTTATATCTGCCTTTCATTGTTGTTAGTTTCAGCAAAAAAGGAGCTATGTTTAATTTCAATGTGTATTTAGATAGATTCATTTTTTAATGTGCTATGCTTCAAAAAATACCGGCTCTGAATGTTGGTGCAAATCCCTGCCTATCAGTAATTTTATCATTCCTTTTTTCAGGGGAATGAAATTATATTTTACAGAACAGGCATGAGGACAATGAACCCGGCCAACATCCTGTTCGTAAATCCATTCATTGCCTTTTTTATCAATTGCTAGATATGGCATTTTGTATCTTTCCGGTTTTCCAATTTGAGTAAAAATCAGGGATTGAAGGATACCTTCTCCATGCCTGTATTTTCAGTTCAACGGATACACATTTTTCATTCGGTTCAACTGTAATACTGTTCTTTCCTTCAGGTGTAGTTGTGCCTCCCGACCATGTTATTTTAATTGGATTTACTGCCACATAATTACCAAGCGAATCGGTATATTGACCATTTATCTTCATCACCTTGTACTTTCCGTGCTGATACACTGTTTTCATAGTTTTCACTTTACACCAAGTTTCATATTTGGCATATTCAGCCTTATCGGCCACTTTAAGGTAGCTTTGTGCTGAAGATGAACATACTAACAACAAGTAGAAAAAAATCAGAATTAGTGCTTTCATTTTGTTTCTTTTTTAATAAATACCATTGTCTCTTCGCCTAGCTTGTAAGCATTTTCAAAATACAATCGAACAGTATCAGTTTTCCAGATACATCGAACTTCATGTTCATTGATAATTTTCAATATATATGGCCTGTCGAATGTTTGATCTGTAACAGGTAAGATGTAATCGGCTACAGAATTAAAATCCTTATCCGGAAGAAACCACGTACTGTAAATATTTGGAGCTGACCGTATATATTTATCATTGTACACCACAGAATATGAAACTCCATTGGAATAAACTGCACCGACAAGTTTATACCCAACCAGAACGCTATCTCTATCAGCTGTTTGATAAGTTGTCTTACAACCAAAAACCAAAATACATAATATAAACACTAATATTTTCATAATCTATTTATTTTCCTAAAATATGAAATAACATAATCGAAATGAGTATTGCTATCAAACTTGAACCAATTGTTATCAATACTGTTTGACCATTCTTTGTTTTTTCAATAGAACTTATTCGTTTTTCGTGATCTTCAAGTCTAATAGATACGTTGTCTCGCAAATCCTTAATATCATCTTTTAAACCTTCCATTCGAGTTTTAAGTTCAATAAGAAGATCGTGATCGTCGGCATTTTTAATACTTAAAACCTTAACGGATACCGCAGCCGCTTCTGCAACTACTTTTGATGCCTGAGCAGCCGCTTCTGCAATAAGTTTGACAGCATCTGCCGCGGACTCTTTTATATCTTCTTTATGCTTCCCAAAACGGGCTAGTTCTTCTTCCCGTATCGCTTGTTGAGCTGTTTTTACTGCCATAATTTTAAAGAGTTAAGTTCCTGTTCTTATGCAGGATAGTTAATTTTCATAAACTTTTACAGACTTGATAATGAACTCTGTATTTTTACTATTCTCTGGATGTGCTGCATTATTCAATAATAAATAATTTGGATATGTTGTAACAAATTCTGGATCTTTAGAAATAAAGTTTGCTGTTTTGATGTCATCTACATAAAAGTTGTACCCGTTTGGAAGTAACTCGACGGCAAATTCATGCCAGTCATTATCACATTTGAAAATGTTCTTACCTATGCCAAACTTCCGGTATATTAATTCTGCATAACCGTAATGAACTGTATGTCGGACTACATTTTTATTTCCCAGCAACATTACTTCCATAATATCAATCTCAGGAGTAATTTGCCCGCGAGTGTAACCCGGTTCATTCCGATCCTTTTTCAATAACCATATAGCAGGCCACGAATCACATATTTTTGCCGTGATTACCCAGATACCCATCGGATATAAAAATTTATCATAACTGTTAATCATACCCGTAGTCCAGTTGGTTGTACGTTTGCCTTGATAGGTTTCTCTTGTAGCAATATCTTTATAGCACACAATTTTGACACCTTCAGATGTAAGAGAGACAGCATCTTTGGAAAAATACACATCATTGTCATTATAAAATTCACCATCCTTAACATTGAAATTGTCAAGAGTTTTAAAATCATCTGAAAACACCAACTTGCGTGTACTGAAATCGACTCTTTTACAGTACTTTTTAAACAGCCAAAACCTGACTGAATAAAAAAGGTTTTGAATAATTTCCATCTTGTTAAGGAATTAATGATGTAGTTAAAAATGACGGTATCTGTGATGCACCGTTGATTGAATGTGATGCCATGTTTATTAATGTTAGATTGTAAGGGGAATGAATGTCAATATTATAAATTGATCCATCTGGTTGTGCTATAAATATTTGATCGTTGTATTGATATATTCCGTATGGCGAAGGACATTGTGCTGTAATATCAATATCAAGTTCCAAAGCACCGTCTGGATAACTGAATTGACTTATCCAACTTTGTGTGTAATCATCTTTCGTAAATGTTACAATAACTTTGTTGTTTGTAGTTAATATTATATCCCCGGCAATATGTCTTCCTGCCATTCCAGAACTAAAAGTTGCGGATATGGTTGCCAAAATTGTGGTTATGTCGTATTCAAGATAAGCCCCGCTAATAATTTTAGTGTCATTTTTTGCACCTAACCCAGCCGTAGGATAAACACCAGTTATTGATCTATTAAAAACAGCAGTAAATGGGTTGAATGTAATATTCCACTCACCTATACCTCCAGATGTATATAACCATAATTTATTGGCTGTGTGAGCAATATCAGAACTCAACCCAGTTATGCCTGGAATTGATAAAAGTGTGGATATGTTAGTATCGTGATCATACAAATACACTTTGGCCGGATTTGAAGCATCGACAAGCAAAATACTTGATGCAGAAAGCATTGTCTGTTTTTTTGGTATAAATAGTATTTTCATGTCCGTTGTATTCTTAATTTACCTCTAATCAATGTTGGTGCACCTGAAGAACCCGTAGTCACACAAAGCCAAACACGGTCGTCGGCAACTACCGTATTGGCTCCCGTGGCTGTATTTGTTGTATTGGTTGTGTCAACTGTTACTGATGAAACAGAAGTCAAGGCAGTTGAACCAATCTTGATAGCTACTCCCGTTAATGTGCCCGTATCAGTTTCTAATATTGCTGAAATAATAGTATAAGGGAATGTTGCTTTTGGGTCAAGCAGATAGTCTTTTGCCGTTCCTGCAACCACGTCCTGATAATCAAAAGTTATGTCTTCTGTCCAGTCGCCAATAGCTAGGCCAGCACTACCACCGCGCCACAACCCTGCAAAATCAGAAGCAATAGGTGTATCTATCTTTGTAGGGGATTTCAAAATAGCCATAAAAGCTAAATCCTCGTCATTAGTCGTTGTGAAATCTGTTCCTGTGTCGTCTGAGGCATAGGCGATGTAAATGTAAGGGGCTTGTTTTACTTCAATGTATTGTATGAAATTAGGCTCTCTATTTACTGCATTTCCACTATACTGCATGGTTCCTGTCAACAATATACAACCAAGTGTGGCAGGCGATATGGTAATTTCATCCCATTGTGATAAAAAGTCACCTAATACATATTCATCTACCCCAACAAACAAAACAGCATCTACATCAAATTCAGACAACTGTTCATATATGGTTAAATTATCAGGACATTTATATGCAAATGGAATAAGATCAATAAAATTTAAAAAAATAGCAAAAGGCACATGATAAGTAATAAGAGCATCACTTGCAGGAATGTTATTTATTATTGTAGTATTTTTTATTACATTTGTAGCATTGTCAACATTAGAGATAGTACTCCCTCTTTGATAGTTATATGAAGATACAATATTCCCTTTTGGATCCTTCTTACCTTTATATTGCCTAGTTACTGTTACATTCATTTTATTAACTTTCTACTAAGGTGATATCTGTTACATTATCATATTCACTCAATTTAACTGTATATAAATCATTACAAACGTCCCAACTATACCCAACTGAATAAAAAGGTTTATCTGACTGTTTGTCATTTGTAAACATGGCAAACGGTTTTAATGGTATTATACGTTTCACATCTGCCACAAGCTGTTGCCTTGTTTGATTATATAATTGGAACTTCTGTTTCATCAAATGATCTACAATAGGGATGTAATCTCCTACTCCATCTTCTTCCTCTTTAGTGACTTCCCCGCCTGTAATAGCTGAGTTAAGTCTTATGCTTGTCGCCGTTGTTGTTGTTACTATCATAGTTCCTAAAGTTTAAAAGTATCTACAAGCCCGAACACTCATATAGTTATTTATTCCCCAACGATCCACAAATTTACGATCTGTTGTCATGTCTGTTCTCCAATCAACAACCACCTCATGTTGAAAATTTACAGCCCAAGCCGTACCTACAACATATTCGGAAGAGGACCAGTACCAAAATTCACCTAAATCACGGAAATACAACACATATTTGTTATCATGAAAACTAGCTAATTCATCCCTACTAGGTAAAAACCAATCGTGGTATTCTGTGTTTTCATTTGTAGGATCATTTAAAGCCATGATTGCACTTATGGCAAATTGGTTTTGATAGGTATTTGCAATCATAAGGGCTGTATTAGCTGCACCATCCCCAATGCCTTCCCCTCTACCTGTTGTACCTATTGGTGAACCTCCTGTTTTCCTGCCCCAAACAACTCCGGCCATTTCATCTCTATCTCGTACTATAATACCATGTATTTCACCAGAAACATACCCATCATCCCCTGATTCAAATATATACCCGATAAGACCTCCTTGCCAGTATGTTCCTACTGTTAAATCAATTGTAGTTAAGGTTTTTACATCTCCATACACGGTTGTTCCTAAAGCATCCGTTGCATAAGCCCGATAATAATAAGAAGTTCCTTTTGTTAAATTTATCATTTGACTTGTAAACACACCATAGCCTGTGCCGTCTTCTGTGTATGAATCTGACAAAGTTGGTGTAGAAGAACTAGGACTCCAACAAATCCCCTTTGCAACTATTTCAGTTGCTCCTCCTGTTGTTCCCCAGCGTTCTGTTCTTTTTTGCATAACAGAACCCCGTAAAATGGCATTTTTATAATCTAATGTTTCTACATCATATAAGTCTAAACTAATATCAAGTTTATCCAAATATTTTGTATTTGTTACACCAGTTATTACATTTGGTTGATCTGTTCCTGTTACAGTAACTACTATATCTCCAAACCAAGCATCATTAAAATGATCACCAACACCAATAGCATATCCTGTTTCATGGCCTATAAACAACACAAAAGACTGGTCGCCAAATAAACCTTCTTTTACATCAGCTGTTCTCATATCTATCAAAACACCTATTGGTATGTCTATACTAACTTCGACTGATTTTGTAGCTTTGTCAAATGAAGATCCGCTTATTTTAGTTGACTGATATCTTACACCGCTTATTGAACAATCATTAAGACTTGTAACATCTGTTCCTTGTTGTATGAAATCTTCATTTGGTAATACTTGTAAATACCATGTAAAATAAACATCAATGTCTTTTAAACCTGTGTACCCCGCACCACCATAACAGCATTTGAATTTAATATTTATCTGATCTTCTGCCGATATTATTGTTGTTTTAAATGAAAAATATAAACCACATTCAATAGGAACTTCTGCTCCGGTTTCTCTATTCCTGTGTATTGAATTTACAATATCACTTTTAGGCTTTCCTGCACTTATCCATGTTATAAAACTTGTTTGCAGAAACAGTATGTCCCTAAAATTAGGTACAGGAAATGTTGTGCCAGTATAATGTGACATTTCTAATGCACCATTAATTAAATTTAAAAACCTTTGATCATTTAACGTTATCTTAACAGTATTCATCCCCGGTTCAGCCCTCAACGTTTGTGTGCGTTCAGTAAATGCCGAATCATTAAGGTCTTCTACTGTGAATGTTTTATTTATAACTGTGCCTGCATCACTGGGGGTATATGTTGTGGCTGAATTGTACTCCACATAATCAATAGATTCGTTCCAAAGATCTTCATACCGTTCAATATACCAATAGCCTTGCCACCAATATATGTAACAGTTAAAAGTTTTCAGTATGCTGGTAAGTATTTCTAAACTTGTATTACGTTCAACATTGTCTGTCCAAAAGACTTCCGTAAAAAAGCCGTTCATGTTAAACAATGTCTGGTCAGCATCAGGTGTATCCCCTTCAGCATGGATTACACAATTAACACGTATGTTGAACGTACTACCTGTTGAAAGTAGTATTTCATTTATAACGTTTATGAATGTACGGTTTTGTAACGTGTCTATGCTTACAGGATGAATATTGTCAAGTTTCATCAAAAAATTACTTGCAACAAAATTAATGATTTGTCGGTGCAAATATTTCTGTGAAACAGGTTCACAATTCAAATACCCCTCAAAAGCTGTATAAGCAATAGGTGAGGAAAGTACAACCCTGATTTTATATTCGCGTTCCTCTGCCATCATTAAAGGCAGTAGTTCAAAGTAATCGGTTTTTTCATTAACCAATGAAAATTCACATTGCAAAGGTATAATAGGGTTTTCCCAACTGTCAAATTTATAGGAGATCTTCAAACTATCCTTTATCATCTTCAGTTTAGAAGCTGATCCTGAATAATCTAATTTGTCAATGTATAGTGTACCTTTAACACCTAATGATTGAAACCCTAAATAATATATATTACCGTATGCCATAATTTAATATGATTGTTGTAATTTGCCCATGCTTTGTAATATACCTACTAACTCACGTCCTTCTATGCGGAATTTCACTGTTGTCGTGCCGGATGTATTACTAAGCATACTAAAGGACTTCCCAGCCGGGATCACCGTTTCTCCAGAGGATAATAAAGCTGGATAAGTATCATTTGGGTAACCACCTGGAACAACTCCTCCTTTTGCCAATAACAAAGGTAAGACAGTTGTAACTATTGGAATAATTGAAGCAAGCCAATCACCACTACCTCCGCTGCTGGATGATTTTTTACCATTTCCACTAACAGCATTTGTGATATCTCCAATATCTTTGATTATTGCTAAAACTTGTGTTATTCCTGTAATGATTTCACTAATTATAGAAAATACTCTTTGAAAAGAATCCCCCATATATTTTCCAATTGTATTACCTAATCTGCCTATGTCATTAAGTAAATTCCTCCATGCTCGCAATTCTCTTGTATTAACTTTTGTTATTTCTTCTATCTGAGACAAACTGGCTATTAATTTTGTATGAGCATCAATCCATTTAGGGGAATTTTCTTCTGTTTGATTCATTACCTGTAAATACCCATCTGCCGCAGTTTTCAATGCACTTGTTTTTTCCTCAGTTCCTTTAAAAGAATCTCCTACATACTTCTGTTTTAAGGCTATAAATGTAAGAGTATTTGTAAGTTCTTTTCCTATTGCATCAATATCATCAAAACCCTTTTTATAAATGCCATTTAAACCTATTTGTTTATTTAAATCACCTGAATTAATTAATTTATTCAACTCCTCTTGATCTTTTTTAATTTCATCAGCTGTTTTGAATGTTTGAAAAGCAGTTCTTCCTTCCGTAATCATATTATTATTAAACCAAGAAGATGTTACATTTTGAGCTTTTCCTGGAAGTGGTTTAATTGGGGTGGTATCAAATTGAGCTTTAGTCATATTTATTAATTCTTCTTGTGTCTTTTTAATCTTCTCTAAAGCAACCCATTCTTTCATTAATTGATCAAGACGTTTCCCAGAAGCAGTCTGAGCAAGTTCCATCAACTCCTTCATACGATCTTTCTCTTTTTCAGGTAAATAAGATTCAGGAGTAGTTATTTCTGTATTATTTTTAAGAACATGACCAAGAGCTTCCTCACCTTTTATTCTTAATTTTGTAGTGTCAATAAGATTTTCTAAAAAAGACTTTTGTTTACTATATTGTATTTCTGCATTATTGGCATTAGTCATTTGATAATAGCCTACAGATTTAAGATCATCAAAATATGCCCCAAATGGAGACACACCTAATGCTCGCATAATACCTTGACTATTAACAGACTGTCCAAAAGTCATTTTTTTGTCCGCTCCTGACATAACATCAGAAAGACGTTTCTTTTCTACATCAACAAGTAAATCACTGGCAGCTTGTAATGTAGCTTTTTCTTTTAATTTTGATATATACTCATTTATTGCTGTTGTTGCTCTTCCTGTCTTAATAGCTTCCTCATCTATACCTCCAAGGTATGCAGGTAAAATCCCATTGATTTCTGCAATAGCACTTGCCTTCATTTCTTTTGAGGCATACTCACTTTTAGCAAGTCTCAATAACGACTCTAAACGAACACTTTCTTGAACTACAGATTGTTGTGCAATTGTGTTTAAGTCATTTAATGTTCTTTGGGCTACCGATAACTGATTTGCTGCCTGAGCTGCCTGAATAAAATAAGTAGCTAATAAAGCAACACCTACGGCTGCAGCCATCCAAGGATTAGCCATAATTGCCAATGTAACGGTCCTTATAGCTCCTCCTACCCAAACTAAGGCTACATATAATCCTGAAAATATCTTTATATAAGCTGCCACAGCAAGTCCAACAGGACCTAAAATAGCTAAAAATCCTCCTAATTCTATAATCATTGTTTGTACGGAAGGAGACAGCCTACTAAACCATGAAGCAAGTGAATTTAATGTTTCACTAAGTGATTTTAATATTGGTATTAAAGACCTCTGTATAGCCGCTCCTAAAGCAAGTAAATTATTTTGAAATGATATTTTTACCAATTTTAATTGCTGTTCCGTTGTCAATGACATTACTGCAAAGGCGTCATTCATTGCACCTATACTGTTTGTAACCCTATTTTGAATACCAATATTGTTTTCTAAATTTTTCCCCATTAAGGACAATACACCAGTCAATGCTCTAACATTTGGGAATACCTTTGCTACAATATCTTCTCCAAATCGTTTTGTCATTGTATCAACCTTCATTAAAGCACCTAATAATCCATCCTCTCGGAGGGTTTTACGAAGTCCTTCAATAGTATAACTAGTATCCCCCATTTTTACAGCCATAGCAGCCAATGCTTCTCGTGCCTCATGTGTAGGCTTCAACATACTAGCTAATATCTGCCTTAAACTTGTTGCAGCCATAGAAGCATTGAATCCTGTACGTGTCATGGCTGCCAATGCTCCTCCTATTTGCTCGAATGGAACACCCATTGCTGATGCAACTGGCAAAACCATACCAAATGCTGAAGCAAGTGTTTCAGCAGCGACCTTACCTTCTCGTACAGAAGCAACTAAAATATCTGTCGCTCTAGCGGCTGTTATATTTGCCTTACCATAATTGTTTAAAGCATAACCTACCAAGCGTGCAATAACATCAGTCTCTCCTAAACCAGAAGCAGCAGCTTTGGCTGAATATTCAACAACATCTAAAGCTTCTTTGCCTCTGATACCTGACGAAGCTACATAGTATAAAGCATCCGCAAGTTCTTTAGAAGATCTGGCTGTCACATTACTAATTCTAGCAATACCTACTTTCCAAGCATCCACTTGACTTTGAGAAACTCCGGCCAATGCTACAATCTTTTGAGAAGCATATTCAAAATCAGCAGCCATTTTCACAGCACCTCCTCCTATGAGTAATAAAGGCATGGTTAGATAACGACTGGCAGCACTACCAAATCTTTGAAATTGATTAGACGTTCTTTCTAATGAAGCAGAAATAGATTGCATACTTGTTTCGGCCTTTGTCTGAAAGCTTTTTAATCCATCTTCCCCTTGCTTCAATCCAGAAGCATCGACACCTAACGTTACCCAAAGTTCCCCTATATTCATTTCTTTTGTAGTTTTAATGGAGGACTGATTCTTGCTTTGTTACCACTCAATTGTTTGTTATGTATTTCTGCAAATGTTGATAATAATTGTTCCATCTCATCTGCTGATTGCTTTTCTATTACTTTATTCTTCCTTGCTTCTCGATCCCAAACAGGCATAAAGTCTGCTGGTGTTGATAAATCCGATTCTTGTATTTCTGGCTTTTGGGGATCATGATAAATAGATTTCACAAAATTACTAATCAAACTTGCTAAATGTGCTTCTCTAAAATCATCCCTCCAAGTGCCTATCGGGTCTAATCTATCGTACGCTTCCCATTCACTTAATTGAGTAGAGGTTAACTGATCCAGCAATTGATCTGGATGTGCAAACCCTAATTCTCTACAGAGTCTGAATTGGAACTGCCGTCCTGGACGGCTTCGGAGTTTTTTACTAAAGCCTCCTTATCCTCTTCAGTGATATTATTCAACTTTTGTGCAACATTGACAATCTTCTCCAACCGCTTTGCAGACATGTGTTGAGAAAGAATTGGGTAGTCCTCTGGTTTGAGTAAAGCTACTCCTTTGTCATCGCATACAGTAACAACTGCTAACTTTGCACGAAAGTCTTCAACAGAACGATCATACCCTGTTATTGCACCTAATTCATTTTTAGTTTCTTTAAGAAGAGATTGTTCAAATAAATCCCTTTCTCGTCCTGTCATTTGACGGACAAATACATACTCATCTTTACCAAGATCAACTCTTTTGACCTCTAGATTTTCTTTTTTCAATAATGAGTTTCGATTTAATAAAATAGACATGATGAATGATTTTAAATGATTAGTATTACTTTGTAAAAAATGACATGATTAGTCCTTTTTAAATTAAAAATTAGACGATGGTGAACCACTATCTTCGCCGGTATGTTTTAAGACCTCACCTGTAACCTGAATGGTCACATCGAGTGTCACGGCATTTTTTGCATCAATCGTAAGAGGAAGCTCAGTTACAAATCCTTCAAATTCGAATGAGGTATGCATAGCATTCCCCAATACAACTTGATAGTATTGATTTTCATAAGCTTCAAAATCAGCTTTGAGTGCATCGTATCCATCACTGGTAAAGTTCATAGTCAGAGAAATTGTCCCTGCCTCCTTAAACCCGGCGATGAATTCTTTGTACCCTCCAGTGCTATCCATAGAGGTGACTTCAATAATCTCCTTTTTGAACCCTGGTCCTTTGATGGAAGTTATTTCTGCAATGGCAACCCAATCTGAGTCATCCCATTTATAGAACTTCGTTCCTACACCACTAAATGCCTTACTTGCCATAAAAATTTCTCCTATCTTCTTTGAATATTAAAATTGATAGTAAAGCGTGCCCGACTATTCTCATCCCAATCAAGCAGAGCCGGTCCACTGATACAGTATATAACAGAATAATACGTAGAATTCCATGTCTCATTTGCCCGGCCATGTAATGCTGTCTTAATCTGTTCACATAGAGCACTTCCTGTCTGATAATCTCGAGCGCGAACTCGCATATTAACAGAAGGATATTCATATCCTTGATCTGTCAAATTCAATTGAGGAGGCATCCCTGCATAATCAAATACAGTTACACAAACATCTGGTTTAGTAGGTTCACGACCTACAAACAAGTTTTCTGCAAAAGTCAGTCCTAGACTACTTTCTGCCTCTAATATATCTACAATGTCGATTGACGAAGCGTTCATTTTTATGCTTTTTTACTTGCACCATCTGCAATTATCTGCAATATGGTATCATGATTTCTATTTATTGAAGATTCTAGCCACTTAGCCCCTGCACCTGCTCTAGGTATGTATTCTCGTCTTCTTCCCTTACCTGGACCATATCGTATTCTTGGAGAAGTGAAATCTGCATCGACCATTTCGTGAACCCAAAGAGCATAATTAACAGGATACCCAAATTGTATTCCGTAATTCTGATATCTGTTACCTGTTCTAGATCCTACATTAGCTTTTGCCTCTCCATGTGTATCTTTAACAGTGAATGAACTTCTTAATGTATTTGTATCGACAGGAGTTAATGGTGGAACTGATTCTACATCTCTTTGAATAAATCTTGCAGCTCTATTCATTCCTGCACGACTTCCATTGGAGATTAATAGTACCTCTTTATTCAGATTTGCAATCACTTGCTCCCATCCTCTGATGCTGCCGTAATCTATTCCTCCGTGTCCGCCTGTATGAGATATTGCCATTTCTTTACTTTTATACTGTTCCGAATCCTAGATACGCTGTATGTACAAACTTTGTAGTAGAAAAGATTTCTGGTACTTTGTCAAATCCTATAATTTGATAAGCTCCATTCACTTCTTTAGGTGAAATAGGATCACCACTACTTTCTCCAAAATCTAGAACATCATCTAAGGCTCCTAAATATAACCATCCTTGGACTTTTAAATCCTGAGTCACTAAGACTTCTGCTTTTTGATGAATTTCTATACCATCGTTACTTGTAAATATACGTTCTTTATCAGTCCAACGACAGGCTATTTCTATCGGATAATTAAACGTCATCCCTCCAAACCCATCATTTTGAGGATTCCCCCAATACACGGCTGTCTGTTTACAAACTCTTTTTATGAATCCTTGAATACTCATTAGTCAAAAGATTTAATTGCATAAATTTTTACAGTTTTTCCTGATAATGAAGCCATTAAACCTGTTGCATCTAACGTTAGAACCATTTGTCCATATGGAGTAGAAGAAAGCCCTGCACCAAACACACCTTCATATTCTATTTTAGCCCCTCCTGCTTCTTCTTTCTTAGCAATACGTTCCTGAGTACTTTTAATCATGTGTGCTGTGAGCCAACGTTCTATCTCTTTTAAAAGATCAGTTGTACCTGTGCCTAATACAGAATTTACCAATGTATTTGCTCCTGTAATATATGTTTCTACAACAAGGTCAGTTAATTCTGTATCCTCTAATATTGCTTTAACTTCCGCTGCCGTTACTCTTACTGCCATGCTATGTGCTCCTTTCTTTTTGTTTGCTATTCTTTAACAATCCTTGAACCATATTGGTAACTTTATCATTCCATTCTAAACCTAACCACTCTATAGTTTCTTTCATTTGCTCAAAATCACCCATTGCCATTCTTTCTGGCCAAAGTTCTTTATAATCTAACCCAGCTCCAATCATCTCTACAAACCTCTTTTCATGCTCGTGTACCCACCAAAGCCATCCGTCAGCCTCATCTTTAACATTTATCTCTTGACGATTGCCTTCATTCTTAAAAGCAGTCATAAAGCCTGTTTTTAAACAACTTTGGATGATATCCCCTGTTCTGCGCCTAACTATAATCCACTTTGCATTTGGATAAAATGTGTCCCACAAAGTCCAGGTTTGTCCAATTCTTGCACTCTTATACATCCAAGGCTGATCTTCTTTATACCCACCGTTTGCTAAAATCAATTCAATCACTTATTCCAATGATGAGGAGCATTTATCCGATCCAAATTAGGTAAAGGGTACTGCCCTCTTGCATCAGCACTATTTGATTCATATAATCCATTTACCAGTCGTTTTATAGCTATATTTTCAAGCATCTCAGTAGTTTGCCCAGTCCAAACACCACAAGATTGAATAATCTTTGCTACTATGGTGCTTCCTGAACGTTCTATTCCGGTTACAAAAATTGGACTATATGATGTTTTTGATGCCATACTCTGTATTTATTTGCAATTTTATTACTGGTTGCCTGTAATTGTGAATTCAATTTAAAAGATTGTTGTTCATCATGCCTTCGATAAACTGCAAGAACCGAATCACAGTATGCTAATTTTAATCCTGCATGAAGGCATCTTAAATTAAATTCATATTCTTCACTATCTGGTAATGTTTCATCAAAACTACCTACTTTTTCAAATACTGATTTACGATACATTGTGGTAGCTGAATGAATGAAATTTGCTTTCAATAAATCAGATAAACTACCATCTTTAACAATTGGTTTATATAAACAAATACTGTTATCTTTAACTTTTAATTCTGAAGCCATACCATGAATAAAATCAGCTCCTGTACTTTCTAACGTGCTAACAGAATCTTCAATACAATTTGGAGTCAACATATCATCGTCATGTAAATATTTGATGTATTCCCCTTCTGCTTGATCTAATACTTTATTGAAATTCTCAGCCCACATACCTGGTCCTTCTGATACCAATAATTGACAATTTTTAGGAACACTATTAATAGCATCTTGTAACCAAGTTCTTTTTGGATTTTCTTTGTATGGTATAATCACTGTCACTAATGCTTTTTGTTTCGGAAAACACTCATTAATGTAATCGCATACCCAGTTCCTATATTGAGCAGCGGACCACATTTTTGGAAGTCCGTGTAAACAAATAATAGAAAAATGATCAGGTTCTCTTCTTATATACTCAAACCATCTCTGTTTTCCATCTTGCCCAGCAATACGTTCTCCTTCTTTTGGTTTGAAAGTTCCTACTTTATTGGTTATTTGCTGCCACCAAACATCTGGTCGTTTTACGGTGGTTTTAATAAATTCCTGATCCCCACTTTTACAAGAATTCATCCACTCCTCAGGATCGGTTAACCATTTTTCCCAGATTTGAGTTATTTTTTCATTATTTGCAGGGATCCACATGATACCCGAATATAAAGTAGCTTCAACACTATTTATTGAATGTACTTTTTTATCCTCAGTAAATGGACCTAAAGCAATGAATTTATTAATGTGCTCCTCTGCTGGAGGAAGAATTCCTGTTAAATTACCAACTACTAAAGTATCCAAATCAATGAATAAAAACGGTCTATATTGTTCCATTTCTGGAGAAAATATATTCATCTTTGCCCACCACTTCGACCAGTGAGTTTGCATTGGGATGACTTTCACATTCACTAAATCGAACGGTTGTGTTATCTTGTCCCACAAACAAATAACTTCTACATCAGAACATTGTTTGTGTAAATGATATGCTATCAATTCCACATCGGAGAAAGAATAAGAACCTCCTCCTTTGTGAGTAAAGGCTTCTTTTGGACTACTCCTCAAGACTAACACCACCCGATTAATCAACTTTTGCATATCAACTATTTTTCAAATATAAAGCGTCACCCCAACTCTGACAAGCCATTTGAGTCAATACTCTTTTAAATCCAAATTGACTTAAAAACAAGTCTAACTCCTCTACATGAACACATTTTTTGTACACATCTTCCGTATTGATTTCTGTGTATACAATATCAATTGATTTTAATGTTTGAACACTTCCTTTTAATACTTCCAATTCAAATCCTTGAACATCCATGCAAATCATGTTATAACTAATTCTTGGAAATTTAATATTGTCAAGTTTCCTCACCTGAATTGTTTCTTTTGTAAGAAATTCTATGTTTGGGTATGTTTGTAAATGTGTTCCGGGTTCAAGTAGAGAACTACTCATTCCCTGATTAGCAGTTTCAATCCACATTTCTCTTTCCCCTGTTTCATTACCAAGAGCAACATTGTATGTTAATACTTTTGAAGCCTCACCGATTGTTTTTAATAGTTTTTGATATGTATCTTTTACTGGTTCAAAGAAAATCATATTTTTTATTCCCTGATGAACATAAGCTGGGTACTCTTGACCCACATGAGCTCCAACATGCAAAACTCCTTTAATCTGAAGTTTGTAATCTGCCGCTATTTTATTCAATGATATGATCATATCAGTATCCAATCTTTTGGTAAGTATTTCTTCTTTTCTCTTTCTTGTACAGACTCAATACAAACATCTTTTGAACCTACTACAATTTTATTTTGAGTAGTACTCAAATATGCAGCAAGTGTAGAAAATGTACTGTTTGAAATAATAAAATTAGAACATCGTGTCATTAAATCAAACGATAAATAATCTGGTAATTCTACAAATGTTAATTTTCTACTAAAAAACTCTTCTTTAAACTTTTCTTTACACCACTGAATATCGTCGCTAAAAATAAAAAGATCCCCTTTAACTAAATGCAGAGCATGATAATAATAACTTAAAGAAAGTACCTTAAATCCTTTTGTTGTTACATAATCGCCTCGCCTAATGTGCATTGCTACGATTTCACTATTTTCAGCCTGTTTTCTCAGCATTTTATACTTCTGAGTATAATAGATATCCTTTACTTTTAATTCTGCTTGTAAATGGCTTAGAATGCCTTCATAATATCTTAAATACTGCCAATATCCCCAAAAATTACAATCTCGAAGATTTGTCAATGCTTCATCATACCCTGCTTCTTGAATGGTTAATTGATTTCCTATAAATGAATGAATTGGAATCTCTAATTTAAATTTATCAAGTAAATAAGGGCGAGGAGTGTCTTTATGATTTTTATCAGAAAACCAAGAACTATCATAGGTAACTTTAATTCCATTAGCAGCCTGAACTTGTCCAAAAGCATACTGGAATATTTGATTTCCTAAACCTCCCATTAACTTGATTACATTCATAATACAATGTCTTTAAAATTCATTCTTGGAAACTCTTCGATCTTTGAATCTGGATTTGCATTAATACATTCAATACCTAAACGTTTTAAATCTGCAGCCATGTCTAAAAATCCTTTCATGTGGTTCTTCATTGTACTTTTCACTGTTTGCAATGGACTGGTATAGTATTTATGCCAATGTTGATTATTGCCTCCATCTAATGTCATATCAAAACCTAATAATATAATCCGCTTTGCACCTAAATGTACTGCAAAATTGATTGCAGCAGATCCTGAATTATTATTCCAACATACCATTGATTCTTTTGTACAAATGCCTTTTATGTGCTCCGGATTATTTGGAGTAATTTGTTTCACATACTTAATCCTCATGTCCTGATCATCCCCATTTGCACACGATACTCTTAATCCTTTGAACTGTAATAAATCTACTTTATGAGCTTTCCAAAAGCCTGTGTCCCCAAAAAATACAATATCAATCCAATCGCCTAATTTAAAAGCCATATTGACTGCAATGACATGCTGATTGTGAAGCGGTTTTAAATAGGGAGAATACACATTCGGCTGATCTCTACCTTTATACACCCTATTGACAAGTTCCTGAGGAATATCAAATTGTTTCAGTATAGAAGGCCCTCCTCCTATTATAATCACCGTTCCGCCATCCCAGACTTTTGGAATTTTCCACATCATTTAAGCTTCTAAGGCAGCCTTTAATTCATTTGCAGCATCCTCTGTCAATGGAACTTCATTAATGACTTTCCCACTTAAATTAGCAACATTGAACAGCCCTTTCCCGGCTTTCTTTAATTTATACAAAACTTCCGGTGTTTGTGTTTCTTTTTTTACCTGAGTTTGAATAGCCTCTAACTTAGAATCTTCCAAACAAATCAACCGATCCCGAAATGATTTTGGAATTTCTTCTAAAGTGGCCCAAAAAGTTTGATTAGGTTTAATAATCTGATTCTTTAATCTTAAAGAACCTCCCCCTATTTTTTTCCAATGAAGTTGAACTGAGTCGACAATAACAGGTTCTGGATTTGGTGATTTTCTTATACGTTCCATAATAAAATTTATTTAAATAATAAAAAAGACATGATTAGTCTTGATTCAATTAAGTGGTGAATGTTGCATGAACAATCCCACTATTTCCTTCTTGGTCTGCCCGTATTTGCGGAACCTGAATAGTCAACACTTTAAATTTGGTTACAAAGTTACCTTCTTCACCCCATTGAATGTTCTGGATACCCATACCACGTACAAGACGAACAACATCAGAAGTCATTTGTACTAAAAGTACGGTGTTGGCAGCAAGTGTGTCAACAACTTTGATACCTTTAATACCTGCAATCTGAAGAATACGTTCGCGAACGGTGCTATTTCCTTTTGCAGAGGAATAATCTGCATCAAGCAAAATCTCATAGGTAGACGGAATGTACATCATCCAAGGTCCGTAATGCTTTGCAGCAATACTGGTTTGTTTCAGTATCATCACATCAGTTACAATTTGGGCACCGGTTGTTCCTGAATTAGTCCATTCAGAATCCAATACAACCTGATTTCTGTCAGATGCATTGACATAAGACTGAATAGTTCCTCCGCCAAAACTGTAAGAAGTATCTGTAAACAGAAGTTTCTCAAGTTTTTCAGCAACTCTACGAGCAGCACTTTCTGCATCAGTAGTATCAATTGGGTTCCCCATATTACGACTGATTGCTAACTCACGTGCTCCGATTTCGTAATCCACATGGATAATCGGAATTGGTAAATAGTGATGAGTATAGTTCGGACGATCCCCAGGGCTACGAGTGATTCCGTCCATTGTCATAATTGCTTCCAGTCCATCAGAAATATCATGGTACTCCAACACCGTTGTTCCCATTGCATTTCCAAGGTTATAGACCAACCCATTGTCGATCAAATCCTGAACACCGATTAATCGGGTACGGGAAATCGGAAGTATTGCAGCATCTAATGCCACCCACTCATTATGTCTTAATGAGGCATTGGCCACAAACGTGGTTTTATAATTTTCTGGCTTTTTTGCATCACCACCTAAAAAATTGGTAACACAAGCCTGACCATTGGTATTAATCCAAGGCCTCATTTGACCTGGATCCAACTTACTTTTGGCTAAAAAATTAGCAACTTCGCCACTTCCACCAGAAATTCCCATTAAATCAACATTAGCTTCATTCATATCATTTCCTCCTTTCGTTTCTTTAAATTAAACAACCATAATTTTAATACGTCCATTAGGATCTGCTCCAGAAGAACCAGACATGTCCACATTTTCCAATGCAACACCTACAATCTGCAACGGAAGAACCGTTCCAGTGTTATGAGAAGTCCAAGCATCATTTGCATGTTTCTGTAGTTCTCCACCTCCAGCAGATTCCAAAAGATCACCTTTGGCAATATTTTGACCATTAGCCAAAATTGCATACACTTCTTCGCCAGGTGCAGTCATCCAAACCATAACCGGATCAGTAGCCTCATAAGCATCAGCGATGCCTTTTCCTTGAAGGACATCTTCCAATGCAAACCATTTATAGGCGTTTCCGCCAGCAACGGAATGTTCTTGGACTGTTCCAGCAGCAATCAACTCCACCAGTGATCCTGGTACAATTGCAGATGCAGCAACAAATTCATTAAATACGTTAAGGTAGTTTTTCAACTTAACGGTTCTTTTAATCTCGTTTGCCATAATTATATTTCTCCTTTCTAAATTATTTTATTATTCTACTCCCGGAGGTAAAAGTTTTTCTTCTGTATCAGAACGATTTGTCTGAAAAGAACGGTTGTTACCGTTTAAAGAATAATCCACCTCTTCTGGTTTCTCAACAGACTTAAATACTCTTTCAAGCATTTCTTCGTCCATAGCATTTAGAACCTCAATAGACCAGATGTCTTTTGTGTTCTTTTGAATTGCTCCAGCCATGTCAGCTTTTTTCTTTGCTAACATTTTTTTGCCGAAATCTAATGCGGCTTGATCTTCTGGTGTGAGTTTATTTACCTCAACCATTTTTTCAACTTCAACGGTTGTTGGAACCATTTTATCAAGAATTACTTCTGATAATGTTTCCAACATTTCCCGATCAGTTTCTGCATAGCCTGCTGCCGTATTGGCAATCAAAGCATCTACTTTCTTTTTTACGCACGGAGTGCATACATCGGCCATAATGTTTATTTTTAAATTGTTATTAATGTTATTTACAATCACATAATTGACTTGTCTTTCGACTTCAACGGGATCCCCTACTAATTCAGCTTCACCAGAAGTTACATTGAATTGATAGTTCTGTTTATAATACTTACAACCGTCTTTTGATTCATTTTCATAAATCAAATAATTGTCATAAGCTTCTACCAGATAATTGTAATCATTACTGATAGCAATACCTCCAGACAAATCTGGATTCTTAGTTCTTACAAGATCACGAAGTTCATTTAATTTCTCTTCTAATCCTGTCTCGGAATTGTCTACAATGGTCAGAACTGAGAATCCTAATTCTTTCAGATCCTGGATTTGTTTAACAATGTCCACGGTTTGTTCCCCTTCCTTTTCTTTATTAACACCTAGTCCACAACCGTCCTCCAAAGAACAAGCTCCAATGGCTCCGGGCAGGAGCGCCAAATGATCTGGTCTATGGTTTCTAGCTATTGCACTATATTTTACATCTTCATATACACCTGGAGTTTCTTCCTCCTCTGTGAATACACCGATACTGACTTCTACTGGTTTTCTGGCGTTTACGGCACTTAAAACATCTGCGGATACTTTGCCCAGCTTTTCCTCTTCAAGCCAGACTTCAGCCATTAAACGCTTTGAATTAATGTGACTGTTATATACACGTCCTACTGTTATTGCATCAATCACTTCAGGACTGTTTGCTGATATGGATAATCCATCTTTTGCTGGATGATTAATAACAACTGGTATCCCATTCCAGCTTTCAGGAAATTTACCAAACTCTTCAGCTAAATGTAAAAGAGGTCCGTGGCTGCCATTTAATACACCTTCCACAATCATGACAACAGGTACAACTAAATGTTTTTTATCCTGATGAGTTTTAATCTGAACCTCATATTCAGTAATTTTTTGATTACTTTGTATTTCAAGATATTTTTTCCTTGTTTTCATAATCTATCTTTTTATTAATTTATCTACACCTACTTCAAATGGTAGAGCAATACATCTACATTGTGGATGTACAGGTATCAGATTTTCTGCCTCATCCAATGTATAAGGACTATTCCCTGCAATCCCGTCACAAACACCGCAAACTCTATCGTCACCAGCTGTCACAACTTCTGCCTGTATAACAACACCTTCTAAAGCCCAATTCCTATATTCTTGAATCATTCCTTGGTGATGTGCTCTGATGATTTCAGTACGAGCTAAAATTTCTGCTCGACGCATTGCTGGAATGAAACGGCCGAGTGTATCTTTTATTCCTAAATCACCTAACCCCGTTCCATTAATTGCACTTACCATTTTCTTAGCAAGTAAAATAGGACCATCACCGTCAGCCATCCCTTGAGCAAGAATTCTGCTAATCTGAGCATCCATTGCCGTCGTTATTCCTTTTAAATCAGAATAAACTCTTGTATAAAGTAATCCCACACGGTCCATATGAAGAGGGACAAACATTGACATTCCGATACCTCCTGTAGCATCTATGCTCGGGACATTGTAGCCCGCTTTTTGAAGTTCGTATCGTGCCCGAATGACACCCCTCTTATATGAATCTGTGATATACATATTAGTCCAAGCAGACTCAATAGCCGAGCCGAACTGATTGTATTCTTTTACCGTTAAAATTCCTTCATCTACCTGTGTTCTCAACCATTGCATAAAAGCATCCACTTTTTCTGCACTTCTTGGAAATGCAAATACAGCACGACTGACAGTATTGCTTGCAAAAGTATTTATACTTGCAAATGTCTTTATTTCTGAACCAAAACAATCTTCTGTAACAACTTTTTGATAAATTGCATGACACAAATTCACAAAACGGCTTCTTAGATCTTTCACAAACTGATTTCTTAAAGAAGTAGTTCTAGTCGGATCGTATGCCGAATAAACAGAAAAATTATATGTATTTGTTTCGTTCATTATTTTGCAATTGGCTTTCTTGTTCTGGTTACTGGCTGAACACCTATAGGCTGTACTTTTGGTTGTGTTTTAGCTTTAAGGTCCGCTGCGGCTGATTTCTCTGTTGGAAACAGCCCGATTAATTGTTGTTCTTTTAATATCTCAGAATTTGCAGCTTTTTTGATTATTGCAATTTGATTATCGTCAAAACCCATACAATATTGTAAAAATCCTTCAGGGGACACAACTGCTTCAGCCATTGGTGAAGATGTATAGTTCTTCAATGCCGTTGAACGATCTAATCCAATTTTAACCGACTCCGCTTCTGACATTGCATACAAATCAGACCAGGAGACTTTATAGGAATCACCAATTAATGCTGGCAATATACCTAATTCAATACAACGATCAACAAACGGTCTAACAATATGTGGTTCTGCATGATCCAATCTTCTTCCTCCTACATAAGATCTCCATTCTGAAGCATCCTGATTTGAACTCAATTCTCCTCGTTCAGTTCCTGTTAAAATACGTTTTGGAATGCCTGTGACTGTTGATATCATTTGTATTTGAATATCAACATGTTGTGTAGGATCTGCAATTTGTTGAGCTAAGGCTTCATAACTGACACCTTCGTTTACTAACATTCTCCGAAGATTATGCTCATATTCGTCTATCTGCTCTTTTAAATCAGATTTCATTTGATCCGTAAGCTGATATTCTTTATCAACTTTACCTTGGAATCCAGGACGGGCACCTCTCCAAAACATCTCAGCATCACCGCCAACAATCTTCTCTAAATCCATCAAACGGTTAAATACAACCTCAAGTTTCGGGGAACCTACCACTTCATTTTCTAAAACATCATCAATAATGTGAATTACTCGTGTATAATGAACAAATGCCTTTTCTTGTGTTGGTTGGGAGTTCATAGAACTACCAGTTGTTCCACTTTTTGTATCTGTTACTGCAATTTGGTAAATAAGAGGAAGCCCGTATCTCGGGTTCTTCGTGTTCATTTCATATTCAACAATACTGCAAGAAGCCTCCCCATAAGGTTTGACATATAATAACTTTCTCTTTCCTACTGCCACAGGGTTCTTAAAATCTTCAGCTTTTTTAGTGTCGTCTAATCCTAGCAATAAAATACCAAACCCACCAATTCCTGAAAGACGATCTACACGTTGAAAACGTGTTTTCAATCCTAATCTATTATCAAGTTCTTTCCAAGACTTTTCTAAAGCTGTTTCTTCAGCCTCACCACTTTCCTCAAGTAATAAAGGTCCTTGCCATGTAGCTTTTGCAGGACGGTCGATTATTGCTTTGGCTATATCTTGACGAAAATAACGATCCTCATAATCTTTATATAAAAGGTTTGTTTTATAACCTAGAGCTTGATAAATATCTCGATTACCTCCATAGGATTGAGATCCCATGCCTGCAGCCAATTGAGCTCGTGCAACGATGGCAGAACTTAATGTTCTGACTTGCCGATCTACTAACGATTTTTCATTAGTTGTTAAACGTCTTACTGGAATATTTTGTTCCATATCTTAATCTTTAACAATTTTTCTAATTCTATGACCACTAAAATCCATAAGGAACCTCATCTTTTCCCCAGCATTTCCCTCCACCTGCTGATATTCCTTTTTTAATATAAGTTCCATATTCATAGGTTCCTATATCAGAAACACCAACCAAATGATACCCTCGATAATCAGTAGTCAAACCAACATTTACACCTGCATTAATACAGGGTGATCCTGATTGTAAATGAAAATCAGATGTAGATACAAATAAAGGATCAGTCGTAATATTATTTTGATTAGTAACATTAGTTGGCGTAATGGTTGTAAAATTAGGTGTATCCCCGTATCCATTATAATCATATCCATTACCATAAAAATCATTGTTCTCTATTGAAACTATATCTATTGTTGATCCTGCTTTTGCTAATTCTGATTGAATAGAAGCTCTGGGAAAACCATAAATAATATTATTCTTTATCGAAAAGTTAGTTGTAGTCCCACAACCAGGTATTACTATACCGTCTCTGTTACTTGTTGCTGTAGATGAATAATAAAGCGTATTGTTCCAAATATTCCAATTGCTGTATATTCCGCTATTGTCTGCTGATCCAAAATGAGTAAATCTAATTCCTTTAAGGATATTATTATAAATATTAATATTATTAAACACCTTTCCACCTGCGTGTGCATAGGTATAAATTGCGAATACATTTTGGAAATAATTATTTCTAATGACAACATCATAGCAACCTGCTTCTAATGCAATGCCATTTTCAAAATACGCCTGTTCTGTCACAGGGCCAATATTGTTATTATGGAAATCTACGCTGTAAGCGTAAGTACCCTTTGAAAGTATGTTTAAATCAGTGTTACCAATTATTGTATTGTTAAACATTTCAAGTCCCTGCACATTCCATAATTCCACTGCAAAATCGTATGTTACATTATCATAAGGTTCTTTTGTGATTGTATTGTTGTAAATTTTACATCCTTTTAAGTAACCATTCGACCAGTATTTTATAACGTATCCATTAGTCCCCGTCGTCCTTCCAACTTGACCCATTATATTATCGTGAATAAGCATACTGTCCTGACCGCCTATTTGTAGTTCACCACGGCCATAAGTAGCATACTTGGAGCAATTAGTTACCGTATTATTATAAAATTCATTACCCGTAGCATAGATTGTAGGTGCCGCATTGGTTTCATCAATCCTCCCATTAAATGTCACACCCCAATCTGAAAAATCAATAAATGTACAACCATGAATTTTGACATTGCTTCTTGCAACTATATATATACAATTAAGTCCAGTCAAATTATCGCCGTCAAACTTAAGATTTGAAATAGTTTGATTGCCATTCGTACCCTCAGATCCGGAAGTTAAACTTAATAGTGGGGCAGCTGCGTAACCTGCTTTAATAATTGTAGTTATTCCTGCACCAATAATACTGACGCCCGCAGCAAGATTACTCACGGCTGTCTCCGTAAGTGTTCCCGCACCAACATTAATAGTATGACTTCCCGATGGAACCTGTGAACAGGCATAAGCCAGAGTTAACCATGATCCTCCTGACGTGTTGGCAAGTCCATTATGTGCATTACTCCCATCTGTGCGAACATAGTAATTTGTAGCACTTGCAATAAGCGAAACAAATAAGAATAGAATTGTAAGTAATTTTTTCATATTAATAGATATTAGAACCTTTTGGATTAACTACAAACATATTACCAGCTGATGTTGCAATTTTTAAATATAATGTTGCCGATGACGTTGTGGTAAATGCAGAAATAACTGTCCATACGCCTGCTCTATAATACTCCCCTGTAATTGTGGTTCCAGTTCTTTTTAATCTCATTTTATCTCCTACCTGTGCTGTAATTCCACTCCACTCATAAGCACCAATATTTGTACCGGTATAAGTACCATAAATATACATAGTGTACTGCCAATCACGGCCATTGAGTGTGTTGTTAAGGGATAATCCAATTACAGAATATAGGTTAGCGATAGATGATACTTCTGCTTCAATCCACCCATCCCCAGATAGCGATTTTGTTGCAACTGCGTATCCACCATACGCTGCTGATCCCCATGTTCCTGTTGGGCTTTCAATAACCCCATAAGAAACATTTGTAAAATTCAATGCCTCTAAGACAGGTGTAGATACAGTTGCATTTTTAGCAAGCATTCGCATTGGTGTTTGTCCCTGTGAGACAAACCCAGCAAACAATAATATGATTAGAAAGTATTTGCGCATATCCATTTATTATTACCGTAAGACGAAGTTGTAGAGTATTGAAATACAACACTTAATGTTGCCGTTGTGACCGTAGTTGTAGGTAAAGCAACAGTACTCGCCACAAAAGATGTTCCCCATGTAATTGCTCTTGCTGCCGTCCCGGTTATCTCTATCTTAATAATATCTCCATCGACAGGAGTTCCAGTTAAGTTGGTCGTAAAACTTGAAATGCCCCCTGCCTGAGCAGTCAATTTATAAATATCGTAGTTGTCTGTATTGATAGTAGGAGTTGCAGATGTTGTTGTATTTCCAACCCTTGCAGTCCATCGTTTGTTTGTGAAAGTTGTTGTGGCTGTTGGTAAGCCAATTGCCGCAAACGTTGCGTTTTCCTGGGCTTTTGTACGTCGTGCCAATAAACTATCCGGTAATGCAGTAATTGTTGATTGTGCCTGATTGTGAGCCGAAGGCGTCCTTGCATCAGACAATCTTGAATCATTACCTTGTGTAAATGTATTTGCACCTGCTCCAAATGCTCCGGCTGCTAGTACTCCTCCGGTAGTTGTAATCAACGGTAGATTAGCAGTTGTTCCTATTGCCGGGGGTACAAGATCGGCTGTTTTTACAAACGTTCTATCTTCCTGTGCTTTTGTACGCCGAGCCAATAAACTATCAGGAAGCGTGATAAGATTATTAAGTTTCGCAACAGTAAGTCCAGCCGGAATTGCTGTTACCACAGTACTCTGTGCGTTTGCTATTACTACTAAGTATAGTAGAGATAAGATTAATAATAATTTTTTCATTTTTATCTTTGTTTTTATGGTTAATATCTTACTTGATCGATGTGATGGGCCACTATTTTCTTGTGATATGTTCCAACCTTTGTGGATGATACTGATCCAGAAGCACTCCACTCATAAGCACCAATATCAGGCAGTCCAACTAAATTATATCCTCTATAATCGGAAGTTAATCCAACATTTACGCCTACATTAATTGCCGAAGACCCAGTTTGTAAATTAAAATCAGTTGACGAAACAAAATTTGGATTCCCACCAACGTTCCCACTTATTACATCTCCAGCAGTTCCGTTTTCTGAATTAAACTCCGCTATCGTATGTGGATAATCATTAGTTGAGGAATGTCCATAATAAATTAAATCAGTAACTCCTGAACTATAAAGAAGATTGTTTCTAAATGTTACATCTGAAATGTAGGTATCATCCTCAACCCATATCTGATAATCCAACGCTTCAGCACTTGATCCATTTCCTGAAAATAGATTGTTAGAAATGTTTACACCTGTAACGCCCCCGGCAGCACCCTTATAACTTATAATGTCAATTCCATAATCATAACAATTAACTATCGTATTGTTAAATATATTAATGTTTGTTGGCACTTCACCCTCGTCATAATCACTTATCACTAATCCCGCCCCTTGTATTTCATCAGAACTCCATGAGGGACGAGTTACGCTATCAATTATATTGTAATAAAAATCTATTCCAGAACCGGAAATCTGATTGCAAGTTGGCACATTGTAAATCAAATTATGATATACAAAAATATTTGCTCCGTCACTACCAGTATTTAAGTCGAGAGCTCTACCATAATCAATATCTGGAGATGTAAAAAAGTTATCATGAATAAAAATACTATCATGTCCAGCAATGCCTGATACAAGGTAAACGTTCAACCCCAACTCACTATGTGACCAATTTTTAAAACGGTTATTATAAATCTGCCAATTATGACCACCAAATAAGTTTATTCCGTCGTTAGGTGCTGAAACTGAGTGATCGTGTTTTAATGTATCGCCTGAATCAAATATGCAATTGTATATTTTCCCATCACTTGCAATATCGCCTATTTCACTCCTAACATATATTCCCATCTGAGCGACATCTCTACCTATCAAACAACTGTCTATCTCTATCCCAATCCCTCCATTTAGTATTTGTATATTATGATAAGCACCCCTTAAATCAAGATTATGTATATGTATATAATTCCCATCGTTTATTTGGATACATCTACGAGCTGGATTCCCTGCATATTCAATCAAGGTATAAGTCGTTGCTGGATTACCTACACTGTAAACATATAACTTACCAGAAGAAGAAAACCACGGTGTATTGGCAATAACAGTCGTTGATGTAGCCGTCTTCTTCGCAGTGCCATTAATCCATACCCTTGTAAGCAAACCTGTAATAAACTGCGCATTTGTGAGATACCAGACGTTTCCACTTGAATTAGTCCAATTACCTGGACCACTCCATCCGGGTATTGTATCCCTGCCTGTGATAATTGGTTTCGCCCCTGAGCCATAAGTAGAGATAACTATCGGATTTGCCAATGTCCCGGATTCTGTGAGATTTAAGTTAGTTCCCTCCCTACTTACATTCCATGTATCACCACGCTTTAAAAGAATTGAGTCTCCTGCGGAAAATGCCTTACCACTAATCTTGGCAATAGTGGCCCATGCCTGAGCGTCCGATAATCCTGTATTCCCGTCATTGCCCCCATCCTTAAAATAGTAAGTCGTCTGACCAAATCCGATAAGTGAAGAAAATAATAATATTATAAATAGTATTTTTTTCATATTAATCTGGATTAGAAGTGTAAAAACCAATATTATCAGCATAACCGGTCTGCCCGGCGCCACTATTACCTACAGATACCCTTTTAACATTGTAACTTCCTGTGTCCACGCCTGTTTGATTTATTTCAAGTACATAACCTGCACCCGCATCAACCCAAACCTGAACAACACCTACTGTGGCACTTATTACCAATCTAACTTTGACTTTATACCATGTACTTGCAGTAAATGTAGTTGTACCTGTATATGTTGCTGGGGTAATACTATTATAGACTTGCACCTTCGGTGATGCGTCGCTTGAAAATCTGGGAGTAATAATGGTTGCATTAGAATTCGTATTGTCAAAAATGCCAACTTGTGTTCTGGTGGATGCCGTTGCACCGGTTCTGAAATTACCTACCATCCAAACTTCGGGATAATTGCTTGCAAGTACAAGTCTTTCGAATAGAGTTGTGGCCAGTTGAAGCCCATAAGTACCACCCCCTGTGGGTGCTGCTATTCCAAAATTGGCATAAGTATTAACTGTTCCCTGATTTGTTGTCCATCCAGTAGCCGAACCTGCTTCAAAGGTATCCGCAATGAGAGGCACAGCAGCAATGACACTGTCAGCCGCCCAAACAGGGGATTTCCAGTAATTATTAGACTTAATCCAAAGTCTTCCATGATTAGAACTAACATAGGCATTTCCTGTAGTAGGTGGAGTTGGTAGCACTCGAATTGAATCAGCAGTTCCACTTCCTCCTCCACCAGCTACTAGCCTTGCATAAGCTCTTGATGCTACTGAATCAGTATTCAGATTAATATTTAATATCGTTTCAATTGGGATAGTATCAGAAGCTAGCGGTACATTAAGATCAACCCTCATTTCTGCTGCTGTTCTTGGCGTTACTGTATTGGCTACATCCATACGTACAAATCTAACTGCTCCCGGATTGGTTAGTTTAACAAAATTTTGTCCTATTGTTGTTGCATCACTAATTGTTGATACTGCTTGAGTATGGGAAGTTGGTGTCCTTGCATCAGAAAGTCTTGAATCATTACCTACTGTTATCTTTCCTGAAGTAGAACCAAAATTACTAGCCCAATTCCCCCATCCATAGGCAGTCGTTCCATTGGTTGCCGCCCCCGCTGCATCAAACGCACTTCCATTGCCAATATAATAACCCATGGCCGTCCACGGTGTTCCCGTTACCGCTCCGATTGCAGCTCTAAAATCAGAAGCATTTAACAAAGATGCTGTGTTGTTTGCATTTACCTGAAGAAATGAGATTGCATCTGGGTTGGTAAGTTTTAGTATTGCTTTTCCAATAGTGGTAGCATCACTCAGATGACTTGCAGTAATATAAGGGATTAACTGTGTCGCACCCTTGTAAAATCGAATACCATCGGTTGAGTACTGAAGAACGCTATCAAGTAATATTTTACTTGATCCGGGAGGAGGCGGATAAGATTTAAGTCCGATCCATATTCCCTTAGGTGCAAGAAGTTGAGCATTTACTGTAATAGCAAATATCAATAATATTAAAATTCCAAATAACTTTTTCATAGTCATAAATTTTAATGTTTAAACTGCTCCACCAATGTTTTCCCAATCAGTATCTTCATCTCCAGCGAATCCGGTCACGGTTAGTTCCACATCGACTTTAAGACCGCCTCCACTTTTCCCCACTCTAAGTCTTAAAGAGGATCCTTGCTCAACAAAATAGGCATATTGAGCAGTAACTGTACTAGATACAGGGTCGCTTGGAGATCCAAATAATCTTTTCCCGTTTTCATCATAATAAAAATTCATATCTTAGATTTTAAATGGTTGAATATTTATATATTACGATATAATTTCTACGACATATACCAATCATACATTTGTGCTTTAACTTCACTGGCACTTCCATAAAATACTGCTATGTGTCTAACACCGCCTTCAGTATAATTAATTCTTACTACCATAACTTTAAGTTTTAAATTGTTTATAATACAGTCACGGTAACCACCCAGTTTCCAGTTGTTATACCGTCCTGTGCAATAATTGCATAAGTTTTCGGTGCCGTGAAATTATTTGCCGTTACATCACTCACCTGATCAGTAGCACCAATTTTGATAGATGTAATGTCTATGAATGTCATAAATGTTGCAACTAATGCAGTTACGACTGTTCCACGAGCAACAGTTACGTCAATAGTTTTAGCGTCAAGATCAATTATATATTCGGTATCATCCGGAACATTTAAAAATGTTAAAAGAAGATCAGCCCGAGAACTCTTCCATTGAGTTAATGAGCCGTCTAACCCTTCTTTAAGAATTTTAGGTTCTTTAATGAGTTTTCCTCGAAGATCATACTCTCCTTGATAACTATTTCCTACTATCTTCCCACGAAGATCTAGTTCTCCTAGATATCCTAGGTCGTTTCCTTTTAAATCAGTTCTGTTTCCCATTTTTTATATATTTAAGTGATACGAGTTGCTAATCTACGTGCTGTCAAATGATTGAATGCCCCTGACGAAGCATCCACCTGATCTTTATATGTTCCCAATGGAAAAAATCTATGTTCTTCAATATATGAAGTATTCCAAGGTGCTGACAATAAAGAAACTGCTCCATTATTCACCTGAACTGAGTAAGGATCTGCTCTATATGCCTTATCTCCTGTTGGTCGATCAGCATAACAAGCAAACCCGGCTAAATGCCGTATTGTTGATTCGGCACTTTCTTTGCCTCCAGAGCCAGGCTCCTGCTCTATGTAGATGTTTACATGCCTGCCGTCTAATCGGGCAACTTCGAGGATAATTCGCTCCCGTTCATCGGTGCTCCACTGCCCCCGCTTTACATCATGCACAAAAAACCGTTCTCTTGTTAATTGTGACATTTTTACACCAACTGTGAAAGCACCTCCGCCAGCCGTTCCAGCCTTATCCCAATAACGGTAGGTTCTTAAAATCTCATTTGCTGGAGGTTCTACGGTTGCTATCCCAAAATGATCGACATGAAACATACCTCCGCCAACTGGGATAGGATTCTGTCCTATCTGTCCAGCATACCCGTATTGACCTAGATCAGCTTCTAGATCTTTCAACACTTTCCAATTCAGTCGTTTCGGATCTAATAAATTGTTGACATAATATTCTGCTAATTCTGGGGGCTGGACCTGATCTTTGAAATTGAGTATTTCACCAGGTAAAGAAATGTTCTTGACATTCTTTTTCTTCTTCGCAAGAACATGACCGGTAGGATCATCTTGGTGAAGTCTTTGCATGATGCCAATGATGACTGAAATTCCTTTGTCAGTTTTACGTGTTGGTAAGGTTCGGTCAATCCAAGCATTAGCCGTTTCCCGTTCTTTATCTGAAACTGATTGAGTTGGATTCAACGGATCGTCCCATATTAGAATATCACCGTGAAATCCCATCAATGTACCTCCAACTGAAGTTGAATATCTATTACCTCCTTGAAGAATTGTATTACGTCCTGGACGCCCTGGTACAGGTTCTTCTTTAACTATTTTGAAGTTTGATTTGGTATCTTTGTCATCTCTGATTGCAATTTCTGGATATAATGTTTTAAATTGATCCGAGCGAATCAAATCCCTGCAATATTCTGCTGATTCTAAACTCAATGCAGCTGAATATGAAGCAGTGATAAATCTCATCCAGTACCATCGTGTCCAACACCAAGCTGGAAACATTATAGAAAAGACAATGGTTTTTGATGTACCTGGAGGAACATTTGCAATCAGATCATACAATTTTTCCTCTCTATCACCTACCCGTTCTGCAATCACTTCCAATTCTTTGCAGAATAATTCTAAATGCCAGTTTCCGACAAAGGTCTGATTACAAATAACAGGCCAGAACCATTGAACAAAATGATACAGTGAACGATTATTCAATTCACGAACGACCAGAAGAGGATTCTTCATCGCAACTTGAACTCTTTCTATCTTGGAAAGTTGTTCAGTGCTCACTTCTTCTGTCATTGTATCAAATTCCATCCTAACAACTTGTTAATTTTCCGTTTCTCAAAAATCCATGATAATCGCCTGCCATAATCGATCCTGCTCCTGCATGACAGGTATTTCCGTCCTTGCTTATTGTCACATTTGGTGGAATTCCTTTTCTTACCCAGCATCTATGAAGTTTGTCATCTTTCATATCACAATTAATTGCTCTGCTATCAATATTCCATTCAATCCCATTTGGAAGAATGCAATGAAGTTCATCTCCTTCAAAATTATCCCAATTATAGTTCTGATAATCTAAATGAACCCAAAACATATCACCTGGTTCTGGTTTTCCAGATACAGTATTATATACAGTACTCAAACCCCAACCTGAATATTCTCCAAAATATTTGATAAGAATTTCCCAATTAATCTTTTTCTTCACATCATCCAAATCAGCATTCATTGGATGAATATGACATAAATCAAGATGTTTTCCTGATTTAAATAAAATGTGAATTCTTTTACCAATAGGTTCAATTAATCTTGTGTCCATCTATGCTGATTTTTGTTGTTCTGCAAATACTGTTGGAAGTGATTTAATTCCGATCTTCTTCATCAACTGAAGTTCTTCCATTGACATATCCGACATATCAAACTTGTTATTGACCTGTATATTGACATTCTGTGTTGTCTGTGATTTGACTGATTCTGCCCACAATGCTGGAAATCTGACTCTGAGCAAATACTGAGCAGCTCTATCATTTGGTTGAATATGTCGAGTCATTATCTTTTCTGACTTTAGGTTCTTGATCATTTCACCTGTCAACTTATCTTTTCTCATTTCATACTCAACAGCTCGTTCTTCAACCTCATACCCAATGGCCTGTTTATATAATGATGAAACCAATGCTTGACCATTCAGTTCACGACCTTGATATAAGGCCGTCGATAACTCTTTGGACAATTGAATATATCTTTGTAATGTTGCTGATTGAATCCCGTAGAAGACAGCAATCTGTTCATTCGTCAATCCAAACTGAGCTAAGCAACGAATTTCTTCAAGCATCCGGTCTTGGAAACGGCCTTTCTGTTCTTTCCATGGAACTGTCTCGTCAAGACAATAATCATTTTCTAATGGAAGAGTTCTTGTATTGATTAACTCTACGACGATCGGTTCTTCTATCTTTCTTCTTGTACGTTCCATAATAACTAAAAAATAAATGCCTGTAACTAGGGTGCTCCAGAGCCTTAAAGTATGAGATAACAGCCTACTAAATGATAATTTTATTATTGTATTCTATCGTTGATTTTGTCTTTGATTAATTTTCTTCTTATAGAGTGTTTATAATAGAACACTAAGTTCATAACAAAAATACACGAAGCACCCTATAAAACGTTTAAATATCTAAGCTTTGACTCGTTGAACACTAACTTTCTAAGCACTTAAAAATATTTGAAATTTTTCTTATACTACTTTCTTAAATGGGTACTCTGATTGAACTACTTTTTACTACTTAAACACTAAATGTATCATTTACTTTGATATATTCTTCTTCTATACTACTATGTTTGACTGCGAATGTAATGACTAAGTGCTTTTCTAAGCTGTGATATATATTTGAAATTTTTCGATCGCATTCAGTTTTGTACAAACTAAACATAAAGCATTCAAACGCAAACGTTAGTGCTGCAAGCGTTACAGCGTGTTACCAATAATATAAATATGTACATGTATGTTTTGTTGCAAAGTATATAACAAATAGCACATGTACTGTGTATTAAGTAGTTAGCACGTTTTAACTTTACTTTTATGTTATGCTATTGTGCTAAAGTATTAGTTTACAGCACGTTACGCGTACGCTTGCGTAAATTGCGCGCAAAAATTATGCTATAAACGTAAAGCTATATATGTAACTATGTGCATACTATTGTAAGTAAGTTTTAGCATGTAAACTTTTGCGTATATGCAAATATTTAAGCTGCTTTGTTTGTGTTATGTGTTTATAAACATTTTTTTAATATTTGTTTTAAAATGTGCAACTTTTTTTAGTGCTATACGTTTAATACAGCAATGTGTGCAACGTAGCACATATTTAACAAACTTACATTATGTTACACAATTACACAACAGCACAATTACAGCACATGTACATTAATAGTATTGCAGCAGCAAAACTTAACAACAGTAAACGTATTACTAAATTAAGTGTACACACTTTAAAAGTATTAGCAAAGCAATATTTTATACAGTTAGTTAATTACACATTTTAACACTTTACAATTATGCAAAACTTTACACACACAACAGCGCAGCATAGTAATACAATAGTTACTGTATGCTTTTTTACATTTGTTTTAGTATTTATTGCATGTTGCTACTTAGTAGTAATTAATGCAACAGTTATTAACGTTTTATAAAAACTTACAATTATGCAAACAGTACAATTTTACAACAGCAACACAGCAACAGCAGCACAATTATTAAGTGCTAAAAATGCAGCAGCAGCAAACAAAGCAATTATAACAGCAGCAAATTTGCGCGTTATTTATTTGCAGCAACACTACTTTAATTTGCTTGCTAATACAAAAGCAAGCAAAGCACTAAAAAATGCTTATTTTTTAGCTTACAATGCACAAATACATAGTTTACGTTTATGCAATGCTTTTTAAAAATATACTATTATGTTAATACAAAACTACAATAATTTTACAGCTATGCTATATAAAAATTTTAGCAATGTTAATACACACATTGCAGCTAGTTTAATAATAAAGCGTTATATACATTTACGCAAACATGTAAAGCATTACACACAATTACACAATACAAAAAAACAGCACTAAATTTATTAACATTTTAAAAACTTACAAAAACTTAAAAAAATGCAAAACACAAACAAACAAGCTGTAAACGTTACAAAAGTAACAACAGCACAAAGCACAGTTAGCAACAGCAAAGCAGCTATTTTAGCACGCAAAGCGTTAAATTTAAGCAATGCAACAGCACGCACAGCAACAGCAAAAAATTTGCTTGTAACGCGCAATGTAATTAACACACTTACAACAGCACGCAAAGCAAAAAGCGCAAAAAAAGCTATGCAAGTACAAAGCACAGCAACAGCACACACAACAAAGTATAATAGCATTTATGCAAATGTAACTAGCTTGCACATGTTAGCAGCTATGCTTATTGTAAACAAACAAACAGTAACAAGCGTTACAAGTGTACAAGCGTTTATAGCAGCGTATGCACTTAAAAGCGTTACAAACGTTAACTTTATTGCTGTGCGTATGCAAATTTATTTTACGCACGCTAATACTTTGCAGCTTGTAGCAAAATTACAAGCTAAATTAGTAACAGTTTAACATTTGTAATTATGCAAAATACAACTATTTACGCAAACAAGTTAGCTGCAAATGTAGCAGCTAACATAGCATTAAGCGCAGCGCAGCAAATTGTACTTAATGCAAAGCGTGCAAAACGTATGCAACAGCAAAGCATTGTTATTTTAGCGCAAAGCAGCAAGCAAGCAAAGCAATTAGCAACAGCAAAAAAAACGTACATGTGTGCAATTGTAACTATACAGCAACAGTACGTTAATGTACACAATATTGCAATATTGCTAACAGCGTACACAACAGCAATGCAAAGCGCAAAAAACGCTTATTTTGCAGCAAAGCAAAGCATACTAACAGTTAGTAACAATTAAGCGTTTAAACACGTTTAAAATAGCTTACAAAGCACTATTAATTTAGTGCTTATTTTTTGTGCAAAAATTTAAAAAATAACATAACAAATATTATTTGCAAAAGTAAATTTTAAAGTAATAAAGCAATTTTAAAAACAAAAAAGCAACAGCAAAGCAAAAAGCAATTTTTAAAACTATTTACAAATGTTAAACAAAAAACAAAATAGCACAGTTAAGCAACAGCACAAAAATTTAAAGCTAGTTTGTAAATTTACGTTTACAGCTAGTTTTTTACATTTAAGCTATGCAATAGCACGCTTTAAAAATGTACGCTTAAACAAGCTTAAACAGCGTACAAATTATGTTAATATAAAATGCAGTATAGTACAGTATAGTA